GGTTGCAGAGGCTATGGCCCTGGTACGAGCGCTGAACAAAATGACGAAAGCAGGTATGCCTGAAAGCGTGCGTATTGCCTGAAAACACAACCCGCTACGGGGGAGACTTACCCGAAATCTGATTTATTCAACAAAGCCCCTTAACCAGCACATATACCTCATCTACAGTGCCGTAAATTTCGTAATAGTCCATAGGGCAGTGGTTCTGTTCTAACCCTGCTTCTGAATTGTACGCTTTACAGAAGCCTGGACTTGACTCGAAAGCGGCTTTATCTCTCACGCCAGCGCGAGTCGCCAGAGCCGGGCCATATTTACTTTTCAGCACGTCCTGCACCGTCTTCATCTTATCCACACTCACATTGACGATGGAGTACGCAATTTTCCCGTCTAATGTGCTAAAGATGACTAAATCTGCGTCTTTCTCTTCCTTGAGGGCTTTGCCTACGTATTCTGATGGTGCGTATAGATACTGAGAAAAACGATCCATGGTTTTGACTGGTTTGTCCGTTGCCTTCCCGTCCTGATCAACCATCGTATAACCTGCCATGTCCACCTGAGATGGTGTTTTGTTGAGCACCATTTCATATGGTTTAACGGCTACATCATTACAACCTGAAGCCAGAAAAAGTATTGCAACGATGCCAAAATTTTTTATTTTCATTTCAATCTCTGATTAGTGGATTTTTTACAAGCCGTTTCATTCTAAACAATACGAAAGTGAAGATCTTCAATCAACAGACCGCCATGCTTCATCATGGTTCGTTTGCCCATGTATTGCTCTCTCACGCTTTCCCAATCGGGCCAGTCGGTTCGCTCCGTTGACCAGACACCCCGATAGTCTGTGTGGATGGCGTTGTACTCCTTCAGCGTTAACTCAATCATCTGCGCCTCTATGCTCTTTTGAAAACGAATACTGCGACTGTGATGCCGGTGTCCTCGAACTCGTTGGCGAAGTCACGACCTGATTTGGCACAAACGAACTCATTGCCGATCCACTCTTCCGGTTTGTAGCCGGCTGGCAGGACTGCGACCATAATTCCTTTTTCATTGAGATGGGTCAGCGCCGCCAGCGTATGCTCTTTGGCACGGCCCTCTGAGTAAGGCGGGTTGATCGCTATCTTGTCGTAGCCAGGGGCGGTGGCGAACTCCTTCGACCAGGCCAGAAAGTCCTTGTTGTAGACGTTGTACCCCTTGGCGCCCAGAATCTCGCAGAACAGCGGGGATATCTCCACGCTCGTTATGTTTTCCTCCGGCACATCGAGGAACGCCACCAGATCACCCCGCCCAGCATCCGGGTCAAGAATCTGGTCGGTGGGCTGGCACTTCAGGATCTGCGAAACGTACTGAGCAATGGATGCCGGTGTTGGGTAGAACTGGTGTGACTTAACCTCTGGAATGAGGCCCATGGACACGATGCTGTCGAATGTTGCGGTTGGCTCATACGGGAACAGCCAACTGCCTCGCTCCTTCACGCCACCGATAAATCTCAGCGTGCGCTCAAGATCTTCTATTTGAGCCTTTTGCAGTGACGAGTCGGGGAAGTACCACGTATTGTCTTTACTATGGCGGCGATCGCGAATAGCACCTCTGGTTCTTTCAGATACGGTCTTCTGGATGTAACCAAACTCTTTTGGCGCCTTTGTCGTTGGCGCCTTGCGACATGGTGCCGGAATCGCTGCAGGCATACTGTAGGCCAGCACCTCGTTTAACTTCCACGCGACATCCGGGTGGATTTCAAAGTGAGCATTGCCGTTTTTGAAAATCTTCACACGCATTAAGTTGCCGTCGACATTCATCCACTGACCGGTTTCACAGTTGTGCGCTCTGTACGCCGCCGAAAGCATCTCGGAGCAACTATTAAGGGTGATGAACTCTTTATGTGCAAAGAAGTGCAACATGACGCGCAGGTCGTCGATAACATCAGCTTTGTGATAGTTCAGGCTAACGCTGCTATTCCAAAAATCGGTCACGCAGTAGGAGATGATTAGCTTTTCACTGAAGCCGTATGTTTTGTTGGTCTTGTGCGTTGGGCTTAATGCCTTGAACAGCCCATAGACGCGCTCGGCCAGATACTTGTGGCGATCATTAAGTAACGAGGTCATCGTTGGGATAACTGTGTCGGCCGTGAATTCAGGAACGCCGACGAACTCTTCAACCTGACGCTCGAATCCACCGCGGTCTCTCTTCATCACCTTTTGCAAACCTAAAGTGAACTGGCTGCGCCACTGGTCGCGGCGCTCTGCTGGCATGATGAGAAGGGCGCCAGTCATATCCGTCACCTTGCGCCAGTATTCGGCCCAAATGTTTTGCTTAACGAAATCCAGGTTAACGGAGTTAAGCTGCGGAACGTTTCGGAGGTTCTCATCATTCGGGCGACGACTCAGCACCTGCAGGCGGTTAATCATCGACACGCGCTCACCTGAGTAAACGAAATCATGCACCTGATTCATCAGGGCGATCTCTCTTTCGCACTCTCCCACGATGTCATGAATGACGTTCATTTCCTTGCGGAAGTCTACGGCGTTGGCTGTGTTTTCAATGATAGAGATGGCTGTTGACATTGGGCGCTCCTCAAACAAATTGTTTTCTAATGTTGGTTATTATCTCAGACCAGATAAGGCATTAAACATTTTGTTTGAGGCATGAATAAAAAAGACCGCATCGGCGGTCTTCTGTGGTGGTGTCAGGCTTCTGTCTTCTCCCATCTCTCCATCAGTTCGGCATTAATTCGATCTGATTTGAGGAATAGCTCGTCGGGAAGCTGAGAAAGCGCCGTGGCAACCATCTTCTCCGCTTCAATCAAAAGAGGGTGGTCGCCGGTTCTGGACTCTATCTCTTCGCCCGACACACCAATCTCAGCGTCGGTGAACAGCACACGCAGCATAAAAGCCTTTTCAGCAAGGTACTGCGCTGCAAATTTCTTGTCGTACCGGGTTATAGACTGAGTGTTGTGGATCAGGTCAGCCAACTTAATGACGCGGCTCTGCATGTCCAGACGCTCACGCAGGGCTTTCACGTTAATGAAGAAGCGCGTCTCACGATTGCCGTCTTCTTTCTTGGCTTTATTGCTCAGAGCATCGACCATCTCGGCAACGCGATCCCCAAACAGACTGAAGATGTGGCCGAACGTCACCTGAGTATCTTCAATGGTGTCATGCAGCATCGCCGCCGCAACCATTTCATCAGTGCCGCCGTGCTTCCGCACAATCTCCGCAACCGCAACCGGGTGGTGAATGTAGTCCTCGCCGGTATACTTCCGTTTTTGACCTACGCCAGCATGGGCGCCGGCCGCGAACATTTGAGCCTTTTCAACAATATTCATTTCGAACCACCTTCAACCTTGGCTTCCAAAACCTCAATACGCCCCAGCAAGCCGATCACCACATCGACGATCGTCATCTGTGGGTCTTCAAGATGCCCACAATGAGGACACTGGTAACTATTCTCCAGTACCTCCAATGGCGTGGGGGCGTCAATACCTTCCCCACAATTTGAACAATAAGCCCAGCTCATGCTAACTCCCCTCTGAGAGCGGCCTTAATCTGGGCGCCGGTCAGGATATTCAGGTTGCGATCGTAATACACCGCTTCGCCAGTTTTCGATTCATGCTGCGAGATGAGGCTGTAGCCATACTTCGCTAGTGAGTCCAGACCGCTCTGGGCCACGCGATAAGAGTAGTCGCGCCCCCAAGTGGCATCGTTGCGCCCCTCGAAGCGGTCGTGTTTGTAGTGCTCGCGGATAAAGAGATAGTGACGCTGTCTGAAAATCATGTCTTGTCCCAATTGTTTTCTTATTGCACTTATTATCACATGTGTGAAAAGGCAGAAAACAAGTTGTTTGGTTATTTTATTAGGTTGTAAAATTTAGGAACTGAAACCGGGTCATTGCAAAGGATTTAGCTATGGGATTCGGGCTTCAATGCTGGGACGAAAATGGGAACCTTGTTGTCGATACCAGTGATTATAACTGCAGGTACATAGGGACTTACAATGTGGGAACAGGCGGTGGCAATTCAGTTACTCAAGGCGTTTCGGGTATCAACGCCGGCAATGCCTACGCTGTGATTGTTGCCGGTTCTTACGGAAGTGCCTTTAACGAGGCTTTTTGCGCGGTAAGCGACAATGCATTTACCTTATTTACGCTGTCTGGATACGGCACGTCCCAGACTTTCACAGTAGAAGTATATCGATATGCTTAGGGATAAGATATGAGTTACGGATTTGAGGTCTATAACGACGCAGGTGCGCTGCAAATAGACTCAGACAACAAGACAACGCTCTTTTCTGACATCAGAAACATCGACGGGCTGACAGATAACGGGTACTACAAAATCGACAACCCGTTCGGGGGGTCATACCCATTTGGTTTTCTAAAACCAGCAGACACGCCAGTACCAGGCTACCTATACTGGTTTCGTTTAAATGCCGGTGCCTTCGCCATGCCTGGCGCCTTTAGCTTTCAGAACGGAAGCGGGCAAATCATCAGGACAACTCGAAACCTTGGCGTTGAGAGCGGATATCTTGATGTGATGAATGGTAACGGCGATCTGATATGGAGTGCAAAAAGTGCCAGTCGTGTGCCTCGCGTCAGGGGCTTTATCGATCTACCAGCAAACTCGCCGGTCGATAGTCAGATAGTGTCTTTCTCTCCGGGCTTCAATCCGTGGATTTTGATGAACATGGTGCCTGGCAATATTTCTGACGATGGTGAATCGACAGGTTATTCTGGTCTTCTCATTAAATGGACTGGCTCTGAAATCCAGGTGAAGTATACGTCAAAATATCAAAAAAACTTCTCACAATCATTTGGCGGAAGAGGGGGGTTAAAAATCCCCTATGCCTACTTCCAGGGGTATTAACAAAAAGGGGCTTTTGCCCCTTATTCATTTCTTCGAGTGATCCGGTTCTACGTAGCGAGAAAGCACGTAACTCAGTGCCTCTCTCATTGAGCCGGTTCCGCAGTGCTTCTTTGCGGTCTGCGTCAGTTCAGAAACCAGCTCACGATAAATGTGAGGCGGTAGTTTCGCCATAGGCTCTTTAATCACTCGCTCTCCACCTGGCGCAGAAACCACTTCCACCTTGCAACCTGCTGCGCATTTCAGCGCTTCCTCGGCCATGCGCTTGTAGTGGTCGCGTGACTGGATGACCTGAGCGTTGCTTTCTTCCAGATGCTCAATAAATGCCTTCAGCACATCGGCACGATGCCACCCCCAAGGCTTTAACACATTAAAACGCCGGTCTTTCTGAACCCAATCCGTCTTATCCTGCCAGACATCAAATGCCGCACGGAAGGATTCGTCATTCAAATGGACTTCTCGCACCGGCGTACCGTTTTCTTTCGCTCGTTTGAAGGCTTCTTCTGAGCAATCTATCCAGGTATTGCCGCCGTCATTTGCCTGACGAATTACATTTCCATTAATCATTTTCGGGTCTCCGCCACTAATAGCCAGCCGCCGTGACGACCGGGAAGTTTAATTTTCAAGGAATCCACCTTTAGCTCGAACACGATCTCTTTCGAAAGCTACGGTAAGCTTCTGGGCTTTCATCGGATGGCCTTTCTCAAGCCGCCAATGCTTCATGTCATTGACGATCTGCTTTGTAAAAAAGCCGTCGTCGTCGCCGTTGACCACGATATTTTCTATGCGGCCGTCTTTGTTGACGTCGTATTGCACATGAACAGTGCCATAGACACCGTATTGATACGCGCGATCCGGGAACTTGATTGTGTTAACAGGTCGAGTGCTACAGCCGGCCAACGCAACGGCTAAAAGAATGATCGGTATTTTCATAGAATGCTCCAGAAAAGGCGCAGCGGAACAGCTGCGCCTTGGCTTTACTTATTAATCCCAAAGCGATTCTTCAGCTCCCGGATCTGAGCATTCGCACCTTCCATTGCTCGTGCCTGGGCCAGCTCAAAGGTATTCACGACCGTTTCGACGATACGCAGAGCCTCTTCATTCGACATTTTATTACCGTCCGCCGGCGCAGCTTTTTCGCTCATCGTCATATAATTCAGAGTCTCATGAAGTCGCTTGTTGTCCGCCTCCAGCGCTTTGCTCTGGTTGGCAAAATGGGCGATCAGGAGGAACAAGTTCACAGGCTCCAGAAGACCTTCGCCACCCAACGCCTCAAAACGAGATGTCATCCGCAGCGCATCGGGAATATTGTTGATTTCGCCAGTAGCTAAGATGGCAAGATCAGCGATTTCGTTAGCGCGGCTCAGGACTACTTCTTTCTTTGCTTTACGTTCTTCACAGCGAATGCACATGTGTTTTCCTTTTTGTTTTGATAACAATTTGTTTTCTGATGCTGTTAATTATGAACTGACTCGAAAGGCGCCAGTCCATGTTTAATCAGGCTGCTGACTTTTTCATTGCCATGGCAGCTTCGACGCTATCGCGGCATGGACGATACGGAATGGTGTCTACGGTGATGATCCCGCGTTTTACGAGGTGGAGAGCGACATAGCAAAGCCCCTTAAACGTAAACTTCGCCTGGATGTGACCGCCGCCGGTGCTGGTTACGTTGCGGCCGTATTCGCGATCAATGAATTGCTTCACAAACTGGCGCGGGGTGGTGGAGTATTTTCTTTTAGCAAAGACATTGCCAACCATATCCATACAGGAAGCCATAACAGCCCCTGACGTACCCAGAATGCGACCAGCTTCGTTGATACCATAAAGTTGCTCTGACGTTCCGGCTAAGCGATCCATGAGAATAGCTTTAGGGCGAGCGATGCTCAGCGCTTCATCCAGCGCTTCATTCTGTTCAGTCAGACGTTCGTTCTCTTCTACCTGGGCCACCAGATGGAGTAGCGCCTCTTTGTAGGTACGCGGGAGTGACGGCTCTTTTGCAGCGTTTTCCAGCTCCTGCCAGCGGTCAACGAGTAGACCAGTAAACTCTGGGCTTAGCTGCGCAACGACGACATAGGTGTCACGCTTTCCTTCTTCACCAGAAAACACATAAACCGCCACCGGACGGCCTGCCGTGGGCTTTTCCACCAATGGTGGAGAAGTGATTACGCCTGATTTAACCAGTCGCTCGATGGTTCTTTTCACACTGTCGTGACGACTGCCCACCAGCGCGGCGATCTCGACACTCGTCATAGATGGCGTAGAAGTTTTGATAATTAATTCTTTCATTCGTTCTCTTCAGCAAAAAGGTGCCGAAGCTCCTTACTTTGTTTTGGCGCCTTTAATCAGAGCAGGCAGTAATAGAGTTATGCCTGTTATGACCAAAACACCGTCCGCGGCCACTGACAGAATCCGGCTGGTGAAATCCACCAGCACAGACAAAACCAGCAGCGCCAGCGCAATGCTGACGCGAGCCATCACAGATACTGATCCAGCGACAACTGCAACGCCTGGGCGATCTTCTTCAGCATCACCTCTTCTTTCTCATCGATGCCGTCGTTATCAGCGATATCCAGGCACAGACATAAAACGTCGACCGCATCGGTTGTACCGGCAACGTCGGCCAGCTGGCGCATGGCTTCAGCGTTTGCGGAGCGAGGGGATGCTTCGTAGCGAGAGCGAATATTGGCGCTCATCTGGGCAATCTCGCCAGCAAACGGGGAGAAAGAGGGCAGAGCGGAGATGGTTTTTTCCAGAACGCTGATCTCTTTCGCGTCGCATGAGCCATCCGCATAGGCGATCGCATAAGCGCCCCATACGGTTGCTTCTACAGCATCGCGGTTCTCCATTTTCTTAACTTCAACGGCTGCTTTGCGGACTTTCTTTTTAAACATACCAAACATGTGATTTCCTTTGTTTTCTTATGCTGTTAAACAATTTGTTTTTTAGGTTTAAATATCAGGCTAATGACTCAGTCAAAAGACCCGGACGACGAATCGGAGCATCCAGAGTCATACCCTCCAACGTCCCCGTGGCTGCTGTAGCAGGAACTGGAGTCGTGGTGGTGGTGGTGGTGGGATGAGCCGTGATGTCTGGAGACAGATGCGCTGTCCTCGTGGACTTGGCTTCTGTTTTCCGTGAATTGCTGAGCGCCGGCTGCATCATCTGCGTAACTGGCGCGATGCCGAGAGGTGACAGAGTCAGCCCGATAACCAGAAGCGCCAGCGGCTGTAGTCTTTTTCTTTGGTAATTTTCCATGGGCAAAGTTTTTATCAGGGAACGGGTCGGGGCGCGGCGTCGAATCACTGCTCTTCGTGAGAGAGGTGATCGTATTGGCTTGTGACACTACGGTGCTTTCAAGCACTCGGATTCGCTCATTGAGGTTTTGGATACGACTTTCGAGGAAGTTTAGATTTGAGATGACATTCCGCTCAAACCGCTTATTTCGAAGAAGATCGGAGAGGTAATTAATCATAAAGCCTCTTAACAGGAGCCTTAAAATAGTTGCGGCTGAGAAAACTCAGCCGCTTACAGGTCGTCTCGTCCATGAGACAAGCGCTAACCGCGCTATCATCCTTGCAGACCAAAGATACAACACGCCAGCGAATAAGTAAACACTTACTTATTAATTATAGGCACAAATAGATTCGTAAATACGATCAACCATCGTTGGAGATTCCGCAGCCGATCGCGCCATCATGTCGCACAGCTCATTGTCTGGGTTTCCATCATGACCTTTAACCCAACACCAACGGACACGATGACCGGATACCGCAGCATCCAGCTCCTGCCAGAGATCCACATTTTTAACCCGCTCACCGTTCGCCAGCTTCCAGCCGCGCTTTTTCCAACCTTTAATCCACAGCGAAATGCCATTAATTAGGTACTGGCTATCCGTGTAGATCGTCACGTTGCATTTTTGATTAAGTAGATCCAACCCTCGGATCGCAGCGAGCATTTCCATGCGGTTATTGGTTGTGGAGCGAAAACCTTCTTGAACTGTTTTATAGTGTTCGCCAAAACGAACGATGGCCGCAACTCCACCAGCACCGCCTGGGTTCTTCAGGCATGATCCGTCCGTATACAGAACAACCTCTTTCAAACGCGGGTCAAATTTTGTCGCCATGTTTTTGTCAGAGATATGTTTCTGCCGGTTGTATTTGATGCCTTTTTGTTTTGTTGGTTTTTTCGCCATTTCGCCTTTCCAGTTCGTCGCTTTATCGCTTCTCTGTTTCGCCGTTTCGCTGATGTTTTAATGTCTCTCGGTAGGGGCTGCTGGACATACTTATCCTAACAATTTCGTTAAAAAAACTTCGACCCATATTGTTTAACGGTTCGGTCGAATCAGTGTCTTTTTAATCGAAAAAGTTAGGTGTAAGTCCAGCAACGCCCCCTACTGGTAAGCACTCTCATTCTCGTGGAAAGGGCTTACTCGTATAGGTTCCTCTTAGAATTTAATGGTTGAGCTTTTATTCTGTGAGTCAGGTATCTAAGTCGCTCCCCCTGTCTCACAGCCCTGTAGCTTTTGCCCTCAACCGACGCGAGTTACCACTTCGCGCCCACACCGGCAATACAGACCCTATGCTACAAATCCCGTCTGGGCCTTCCCAAGAGCGTTTGCTCAAGGTTCTTTACTGCTCCACCAATCCCGACCGTTTCTCACCGAGAGACTGGTGTCGTTGCCATTTTGTATTAGCTTGGCTGCTAATAAATTTTGGGCCACCATTGGTGGCCCGACAATGATACATATCACACTCGCATAAGTAAATTGTTACTTACTACCGAGCGCCGGCACGACCCTTTAGCTGCACTTCAAGAGCAAAGTTTGAGTTAATCAGGTCGCCAACCAGCATCCCAATCTCTTCAGTGTGTTTACCTTCACGCAGACTATCAACGACCCATTGATAAAGACTAAAGGCCGTATCTCGCTTCTCCATCAGCTTCCGAGTGTTGTCCAGAAATTCGTTCTCCGCCAGGGCGACGATGTTTGTTTCATAAGTCATTTTGCGATCCTTTTCGTTTTGTTAAAGCCATCTTAAAGCCATTAAACAGGCTACAAAGCTGGTGTTTGAGGTTCTTTTGAATACACTCCAGACAAAAGAGAGATTAAGGCACACAAGTGCCTGAATCTCTTAAATAAGCCTGGCTCTGTATATTATTTAAAGCGCTTTTAAAGTCTTTTTATTAAGGGGTGGAGATGCTTTCTTAACAGGCTTCTTACGTGGCTTCCGTTTCGCCGTTAGTGGATCATAGCCACCCAACAATTTCATCACGCCGATGTCGATCTCCGTCGTCTGGTGTCCAGCAGCGCCATAGAAGCCCCGGAAGACCAGCAACATGCTACCGCCAGTATTCTCGCGAACTTCAACCAATCCCAGCGTTGTATCTGGCTCCATAAAAGCGACGCGACCGCCAACAATAAGTACGGTCTGATTCGCGCTGCGCTTAACGTCCAGATACCACTGAGTGTCGAGGGACTGAGGAACCAGCATGACAGTTGTAACACCATTGACCTGTTCACGCGCCGCGGCGTCTATCCATGGTTTGATTTTGGAGTAGGGCGGGTTGAGGAATGCGATTGTACCGGCTTCGCACCAGCTGGACTTTAGCGCGTCACGTTCTACGCCGATAAAGTCAGGCAGGATCGCATTGTCTTTGTTGCACGCGACGTCGACCTGGAACTTCATGCCGAGATAAACTTCGAAAGCATGAAACAACCACAGAGGCGTTCGCCAGAGGTCGCGTAGATTGCCATCGCGCTCTCTGTTTTTTATTTTCTGAGAACCGTTCACTGGATAACTTAAATAGGTAGATGCTTACTTATTTTACAGGATTAATTGTAACTGACAAGAGGGCGTATCGGGATCTTCTCTGTAACGCTCGGGATCGCGTTTTTCTGTGGTGAGTGATGCGATGGTGCTAGTCAAGAGAAAAAGCCCACATGGGGCTTTTTAGAAAGTCTGGCAAAGTAGTGGAACGGCCTAGGAGTGTTCAACCCAATAAGTGCTTTATGTAGAGATAAATACCCAAGATTACTACCGCATAAGCTATAAACTGCTTTACCTTATATTTTTCAGCATCACTTGCCTTTCTGGAAACTGAAACCCGCCCAGGTTGGACATCAACATCATAGCTGATATGACCTCTATAACTACTTGACACATAATATTTCTCAAATTCTCTTTTGAAATCAAAAGAAAATTTTATGCAATTTTCCCCTAGGTCTTTTATTGGCAGATCAGTCACTAATGCCTGCTCTTTCTGCTCACCTGGATATAATATTATACCGGGGATTGTTTTATACACCTTTTGCACCCCATTCATCGGGTCTTTTTCATGAGCTGCCTTTATTTCTGCCGCATTCGCAGCACGGATTGTTAAATCAAATTTCGCATTTTCCTTGCCCGAATTTTTTAACTTGACTAGATATTCAGCTTTATATGAATATTTTGTGCGCAACACTGATCTGCCCTTATTTATTCGACCTGTGTTTTCTATATCGCTAAGTTTTGACTCTCTATACTCGACTTCAGCGGAAACTTCAGATATTGCAATAAAATAAGCCAAATCTAATTTTATGAAGTGGGCCGTATGTTTTTTTTGCAACTCCTTGGCTTTTGCCACTCGCTTTTCAATCGAAGTCATTGATAATTTTTCGACAACATCCTGAAATTGCAATGCTTCGTGCTCACAAGAAAAATAGGTTCTGCACCCTTTTTCGTCAGGGGCATGACTCCAAACACCCTTTTCTTTCAAAGTTTCTAGATAAGAAATATAATCATTAATGTCATCCTTGAAAACATACTCAGCCCTAGCTTTGTAGGCGTGAGTGTAGGCTTCATTTAAACCTAATGATCCAGCAAGCTCATAATACTCAATAGCCTTTTCTATATTTTTTTTGATTCCATTGCTTGTTAAATAGCAATATGCCATATTGAAATATGCTTCAGGATTATTATCCTTCCGAGCTATATCAGACCACTCAGCAAAAGCCTGATACCAATCATCTTGTAATTTTTCACCAAGAAAAAAAATCTTATCTTCTTTTATTGCTAAGTCTATTTGTTCTTTCATTGCAAATCATCCTTTTAATAGGCTCACCCATCGAAGACCTTTCAATAGAAATTGAATATCATACCATTTGGATTCATTTTGATAGTTTCATCTACGTGTTCTTTTTTATTCACCTTCCTCATTTCAGAGGTTATTTCACCATTATTATCTTTAACTAAGAGAGTAACAACCACTTTATGATTCAACAAATTATAGTAAGTAACTTGATACCCCTTTATATTTAAGCCATTTTCTATCTTCTCTATTTTTTTTAGTTGTTTATCTGGAACCCCCCAAAAATGGTTATCTATCCTTCCATTTACTCTACTTGCTATTATTAGATTTCCAGTTGTATTTTTGCAAAGCAATACTTCTGTCGAAGGTTCATTTAATTGAAATGCTGCGTAACGACAAACAGGTGCTGCCGTCGCATTAAAGCCAACCATAAGTAGTAAGGATGCTATGATTTGTTTTTTCATTTTTACAACCATTTTCATTTATCCATCTTGTTAATACACAAATCGTAGATAACTTAACCAATTCACTGACTAAGTGCTTAAGATTCTTAGCCTTATGATACCTCAAGCAGCATAACATAACTCATGAAAGCATGTAACAAGGTAAGAAAGCGGCCGCTTGTGTTTTCAAACATACACAACTTCCTTTCAAAAGAATTGTACATATCACAGCATCAGACATAAGCAAAACCGTAACTTTACCGAAAAATAGCTATGCATGATAATGTTTCTTCACAAAAGTATTTCTCTTCTAAATTTCTTAACCAACGGTGAATCTTCATTCAACGTGAGCGTTTTACCATCTTTGATCGCCATCCCCAACACCGGAAGGATGCTCATCATCTGCCCCGCCTGCGCTGACGCGGTCGATGAAGGGTATGGCTTTGTTGGATTGCTCATCATAGCCAGACGGAATCCTGCCGTATCGCTGGTGCCTGCGTTAATGAGATGAGTGACCGATATCTGGGTATATACGCTAAGCTCAGCCAACCCCTGACTCCAGGCCATAAAGTTATGCACCTTGTCCATCGCTTTTACCGGACAAGCATTATATGCATCCATGAAGGCTTTGCGTTCAAAACCTAGCTCAGCCATGACTTCGTCTGAAAGTTGATCCATTGAGAACCGTTTTTTGCGAGCGCCGGTTGAAGATGGTGAGCGTTTCGGCTTTTCAGGTTCTGACTTTGTATCCGATGCCTGTTCTTCAGCTACTGGCGCTGCAACAGCTTCAACCGGCTCTTCAACCACTTCTATCGATTTCTCAATCGGCTTAATTTCATCATCAATATTACTTAGAAGCTCCTGTATCGCCTCTTCTTCACTTCTGACGGGCTTTTCAGATGAGACCAGCGGCAAGAGTTCGCTGAACAGATCATCAGTCGTGTAGGTCGTAGGTTTTTTCACCTCAACAACTTCACCCGCAACCTCTTCGTGCTCTTCAATGGGGTTTAAGCCATCTAGCTCTGACAGCATTGCGATCAGGTCTGCGTTGCTGTTTTCTTTATTAGTTGAATGTGTAGCGCTCATGTGTTTTTCCTTTGTTGTAATCGTTTCAATGAAGTTATTTTGACATGCGACAGCAGGCATAAAAGATAAATCAATCAGGTAAACATCTTGTTTTGAGGCATAAGAAAAGCCGCCAGGCGGCGACTTTTTGGTGTGGTGGTAATCAGGAAGGTATTGGGAAGAATCCGTAATCGTTTCTGGCCTTCATAAAACACTTCATCATGAGGTCAGTATCATAAAGCGCCCCATGCGCCTTTTCCTCGTCATAGACGAATCCCATGGCGACGGCTAGTTCCTGTAATCGGGGGATCTTGCCGTTCTCACATGCCCACCGCGCATCCATGGTGTCCACCAGCGGACGCTGCGGTAGCTCTACGCCGCAATCACTCATTTGCTTGGTGATGAAGGGGATATCGAACTGTCGACCGTTGTGCGCGACCCACACATCCGCCGCTGCCAATGCTTTAGCCAGCGCAGCGGCTTTATCTTCGAACAGTGGACAGTCGGCCAGCATCTCAAGCGAGATGTGGTGGACTGCCTGGGCTTTCGCGTCAATGCTGCGCCGTGGGTTGAACCTCAGCGACACTTCATGAATTTTCCGCGAGGTCTCTAACTCATATGAGACAAGAGCGATCTCAATAATTTTATGACCTGAGTAAACATCGAGACCAGTGGTCTCAATATCCACACCTGTTGCAACTGTCATAGTCGTTTTGCACCCTGTTTGACAAGTAACTGCACCACTTCAAGTGCCTTTTTAATCGTGCTGCTTGCGCTTTCGCACTCGTAATTCATTGTTCGATATTCACCAGCCATAACCCTGACGAAAACTCTCCTGATCATAGGGTCTGGCGTTACCGAGATATAAACGCCATTGGCAGTTTTCAGATAGAGAGGGAACGGCGACGGTCGCTCCTTCTCTATCGTATTCATTGCCTCTTCTAGAAGTTCGGCGACATCCGGGCCTACCAGACCCATGACAGAACAGAACACCGAATGAATGGCTGCTTTCGCCTCATTCGTCGTCATCAATCCGCCAGTCTGCTTTTTGATTATGTCCACAAGGGTTTCTGAAACTTTTCTGTCAAGTTCTTCGGCAGCGCTATACATGTGCTTTCCTCTGTTTTTTTTTATTATTCTGACTCATGCGAACAGGGGATCAATATCAATGACAAGGCTCGCGCTTCGTAACAGAATTTAAAGCGATATTTCTCACGATGTCCTCCAGGGCATCGACGCGGAGGCTCAGGTCAACAACGTCGTCCTGCATAAACGCAAATCGAGATAGTGAGCCGGCAACCACTTTCGTTGAAAACGACATGATCATCGAAACCATGAGCATATCGATGTGGTTAACGTAGAACGGCTGCAGTGAGGCTCTCTGCTTTCGGTAATGGTCTTGCGAGGAAAGCTGGACACCGGGGCGCAGCATGAGACACAGATTAAAATTCTCCGAGACCGCGTCCATACATACCATATGCGTCTGAGCATACAGCTCCAGCACCTCATCATTTTTGTAGTGTGGAACGGCAATGTCGTGGGTGTACGCCATGACGTCGATAGGCGTGCGGTCGATAATAAACCCGGTTTTGAGGAGATCTGGCGCCTCAGTTATGCTCGCGATGTGGCCGGCCACCATTAATTGCGCCTTCATCCGTTCAACAATCGGCATATCGCTTCGTGACAAATCTACGTCTATCTCGTTGAGAAAATCGCCGACTTTAGCGTCGATGTATGGGATACCTGACACTTCACTGTAAGCTTTCGCCAGCGTCGTTTTACCCGTTCCTTGCGCACCACAAAGGCCAATTTTCATTTCAACTTCCTGTAAACAATTTGTTTAAACGATGGTGAATTCTCATCACCAGCAAATTCATTCACCTTATCAACCGCTTCAAAACCCATCTGACGCATTGCTTCAAACGGGAAGAAAGCGTCTGCATCCGGCACTTCAATATTGATATGGCTCAGCCAAATTTCCGTCACATGCGGAAGCATCACCTCATACACGACGGCGCCACCGATAACCCACGCATTGGGGAACTCGCGCAAACAGCGTTCGACTGAGGCGTTCTGGATGCCTTGAGGCGCCACTACAGCTGGTGAACGTGTCAGCATTACGTTGCGTCGACCCGGCAATGCCTTACCCAGACTCTCGGCTGTTTTTCTGCCCATGATTACGGTGAACCCATGCGTCAACTGTCTGAAGAGACTCAGTTCTGCGGGGCATTTCCAAGGCAGATCATTTCCTCTGCCTATTTCAAAATTTCGGCCAACGGCCGCTATCATTCTCATCGTTGAACCTGGTAAATATGAGGCTTGTGCGGGTGGTTATTCGCCATGCTGATTAGCTTGTTGCCAGCACAAATCGCCATGACAAAAATATTTTCCCGCTGGTTGTCTTTGATCCATCGAGCCAGATGCTCCACGCTTTCGGCCTGAACCAAATAGTCGTAACTGACGCCGTGAGCGGAAAGCCACGCCCGGGTAACTTCCCGCTCTTCTTTCAAAAGACGTTTGGTTGTGACCAGCACGATTTCAATACCCGAGCGATAGAAGCCTTTCAGCATCCTGCTCGTTGGGTAAATCAGCTCGTCACCGGCCATCATGTCGATGCGGTCTTTTTCAATGTCTACGGAGGCGCGGTGTCTGCTGTCTGCGACTACGTCATCCAGCTCCACGAGCGCGAACATTCCCTTAGCCATATCAAACAGCAACCGGCACTTTGATCCACGGATGCGGCGCGTAACCTTCGATGCGAACGTCCTGCCAGCAGAAGTCATCAATCTCTTTCCACGACTCGGGAAAAATGACGACCGGGTCTGAATTTTCCGGGATGTCGCGATCCATCATCTCGTTAACACCGTCCATGTGGTTTTCGTAGACGTGAACGTCCATACCGAAGTGAGAGAACATCATCGGCATGTGGTTGGTGATCTGAGCAATCAGAGACGTCAGGATGCCGTAGCCGGCGATATTGAATGGCATACCGACGAACACATCGACGCTACGTTGAATCATTGCCGAACAGAGCGCACGGCGGGGGATGTTTAATGAGTCCAGCATTTCTTCGCTGGCTTCGCCGCGGCGCTCAATCTCGGCCAGTAGAGCCGTATAGCGTGACTCGTGGAGATATTTTGCATGAACCTCACCGATGGCATTGGCCTGGCGCAGACGCTCTTCAAAGCCGAGTTCGCGGCTCCAAACGTGATACATGAAGTGGCACGGCGGCAGTGCCATGTCTTCGAGTTCTCCAACATTCCACGCGCTCATCATCATGCGACGATCAGTCGGGTTGCTTCGCAGCTTGTCGACGATGCGCTGTAACTGGTCAATTTCACGAGAGAGAACGACGCGATCTTCTTCGTGGCCCAGATAACCCTCGACTTTGTAGCCGCGCTTGCGATAGTCCAGACCGTTTTTAACGAATTCATATCGATTGACGATCCGGGTATCGTTCCAGCGACGCCATTGCTTGCCATATACCGGGCCAAGCGTGCCGTCTTCTTTTACCCATGCATCCCAGATTTTTACGTTGTGTTCGCGCAGAAAAGAGACATCACCGGTTCCTTTCAAATACCACTCAAGCTCTACAAGTAGAGGCTTCAGATTGACGGCTTTGGCGGAGATAAGCGGAACGGCAGCGCCCCAGAGCGGATACTGTGAATTCACATAGCAGGTGCCAATAGTAGGAGTTCCAGTGCGATTGTCTGACTTAATGTTGGAGGAGGCGGCTTCCGCGAGAACACAGGCGTAGGATGAATCGGTCAAAAGGCCGTTTTCGAATAGTTCGTTCATTTCGTCTCTCGTTGGTAAGTAATGATTTACTTATTTTACACAACAACAAGAGGTATTGCAGAAAAAAAAACGGTCGACCAAATGGCCGACCGCTAAGGTTCTTACGGGGTGGTGTTTAAGCAAAACAAAATAATACAAGGCGGGAAAGAATATACATCAATAAGTATTTACTTATCAAGGCATAATTCATCTTTTTTAGAAAAAGTGACGCCCGATTATTGAGTTCATTGCCATATCAACAAACCGGGACAAGTCCGCCGAGTCATATGTCGGCGATTTCAGGATCTTGCCATCAGAAATTCGATATCCGATCATGCCATCCCGACCTTCAGCAACACGGAATGCCAGGTCATCTTTGTCGTATTTGCACTTCGCAACCAACTTCATGCGCAGTTCGGCGTCAGCCGGCCAAAGCTTAGTCATATTACTGCGATGGACTTCGGCCACCAGATCAACAACAGGGACATTCATCAAATCCGCCAGGTGATAAACCATCTGTGACGCCACGTAGATGCGATTCATTGCGCCACGCAAGTCCACGGCCAGACTGGTGGTATCCGCATACCCAGATCGGATTTTGGCCGCAATAATTTCAAGCTCTTCTACGGCCACACCAAACTGAGATAGCCCGAGGATGATGTCTTCCTGCGGCTTTTTGCTATGAGCATGAACATAGCTGGTGTAAATGTCTTCGCTCTGCTCTTTTGTGAAGTGGGCCATGGCGTTAGCCACACCGCCACGCACGCTGATCAATGTGCCAATACCAACGTATAAACCATCGGCCATAGCGTCCAGAACCTTATCCATGTCCAGGCGTTCAACGGCTTCGGCAGCTTCGTCTACAGCCTCTTCACGGATAAGACCAGCCCGCAGTTCTAAAAGCTCAGGCGTGACGTCGACCGCGATCGGATGCTGAAATAATTCATGAAACTCTGACACCATCTCGCCGATTTTCATCGTAATGTCGATACCGCCTGGGTAGATCTCGTGAAGCGTGTCGATTTTTTTGCCATTTTTGGCTTCAGATTTCAGGCGAGATGTCTCTAATACTTTCTTTAACATTTTTAATTCCGTGCATTTGAATGATGTGATTATTGTGACCCAGCGAACCAGGTCACAAAAATAAACTAAAAGGCTTACAGATCGCCAAATCCGCCAAGCATTGATGTATCAACGGCTGCGTCAATTTGCCCCACCAGATACGAAGGGATCTCCGTTTCCTGCGGCGCCACCTGAACGTTGTCGGTGAACAGCCAGCTGTTCATCCACGGCAGCGGATCGAAAGTGACATCGTCAAAAAGAGGGTTGAGATGAAGTCGCTTCATCGCCAGATTTGTGCGGTACTTCACGTACTGTTTCAGGATCTTCGCATTCAGACCAATCATCGAGCCGTCTTTGAACAGATAATCAGCCCAACGCATTTCCTGCTCGGCCACGTCGAGCATCGTCTGGTAGACAAACGGCTCTTCTTCTTCGGCGATCTGCTTCCACAGCAAACCTTCGCGACCATTTCGCATATTTCGCAACATGCGCTCAGTGCCTTCGCAGTGCAGCGCCTCGTCACGCGCAATCAGTCGCATAATCTTCGCGTTGCCTTCCAGCAGCTTTCGCTCGCCAAACGCGAACGTGCAGGCAAAACTGACATAAAAACGAATCGCTTCCAGCGCGTTTACAGACACGAGGGTGCGGAACAGCTGGCGTTGCATCGGGTATGGCTTCCCGCCGAACTCAGACGCGTACAGACGCTCAAATTCATCTTCCCCGAGATGCTCGCGAGCGCAGACCATTTGATAAAGCTTGTCGTACTCTGCCGATACGCTCGATGCGCGGCTGATAATCTGTTCATCAGTTACGATGCCGTCGAAAATCTCGCTTGGATCATCAACCATGCCTCGAATGATATGGGTGTAGCTGCGGCTGTGAATGGTCTCGGAGAAGGCCCAGGTTTCAATCCACGTTTCAAGCTCCGGGATGGAAGCCAGCGGCAGCAGCGTAACGTTAGGGCTACGGCCTTGAACGCTGTCCAATAGTGTCTGGTAGCGCAGGTTACTGGTGAAGATATACCGCTCATGATCGGCCAATTTCGTCATGTAGTCGATTCGGTCTTGCGAGATATCTACCTCTTCCGGGCGCCAGAAGAATGACAGCTGTTTCTCAATCAGCTTTTCGAATTCACGGTACTTTTGAACGTCGTAGCGCGAAACGTTAACGGAGTTGCCGAGAAACATAGGTTCTTTCGTCGCGTCGTTTGCGCCGAGACGGAAGGTTGAATATGACATGTGTTTTCCTTTGTTATTTAATAAATTCAGTGCCGCTTAACGCGACAAGTGCGGCAATAGACGCGGCCAGCTCAGGTCGCTGGACATATCGAGTAGTAAACTCTTCGCCGCCAGAGTAATAGACGTTTGCACCCCACATTTCAGAGTCTTCAGTGCCTAAACGACCTTCGTGGGCTTCTGGAATAAGCGCGATCTGCAAATCTTTTATCACCGGGCCAATGTCTTCCCATGAACGCGTCGCGCAAAACTGGCGCCACGGTGATTCGCCGTCCGTAACCCAGACGGTATGCGGCATCTGGTGGTGATACCACGACGTCATGCCGGTTGATCGGCTGTCATCAATTTCCTGAACCTGCAATTTCATCAACTTCGCCAGGCGGATGTTGATTTCGAACTCAGACAGATCGTAAACAGTCATTTTTTATTCGCTTCAGTTGTCAGTAACGTAATGGTATGTGGGCTTAGCAGGCTCTCAAACAGAGAAGAAAGGCGGGCTTTCGCCCACCTGGTTATCAGATTTTGCAAGCGCCGCCGCACTCATCCTCTTCCTCGACAAATTCGGTCGAAGATGGAAGATGCGCCTGATGTGTGATCTTGTCGTCTTCGCGAGCGCCGGCGCCATCGCGGGTGTTGTGGTAATAAAGCGTCTTCACCCCCATGCGATACGCATCCAGCAAATCAGTCAGCATCTTTTGCATTGGCACGCGGCCATTGGGGAAGCGCGTCGGGTCATAGTTGGTATTGGCAGAAATAGACTGATCGATGAACTTCTGCATGATCGCCACTTTGGTCAGGTAGCCAAAGTTATCAGCGATGTCCCACAGGTACTCGTAAGCGTCGCCAATGCGAGAAAATTCCGGCACGACCATCTTCACGACACCATCTTTGGACGACTTCACGGATACCGGGCCACGCGGCGGCTCAATGCCATTGGTAGAGTTGGTAATTTGGCTGGAGGTCTCACAGGGCATTTGAGCGGACAGAGTGGAGTTGCGTAGACCGTATCGCTCAATATCTTTTCGCAACCCATCCCAATCCAGAAGAAGAGGGTGGTTGGCATTCAGTTCTGGGGCGTCCAGCTGCTTGCGGTAGTGATCGATAGGCAGCAAACCTTTCGCATATTTCGTCTGGCTAAACCATTCACATGCTCCCTTATCTGATGCAAGCAGGTTACTGGCCTTCAGCAAATAGAACTGAACCGCTTCAAATGTTTCGTGAACCAGTTTGTTTCCATCAACGCCGGAATACTTTGCACCGTTCTTAGCCAGCCAGTAAGCGAAGTTGGTTACACCAATCCCCAAACTACGACGCGCCTTGGCTGGTGTTTCCGCTGCAAACATCGGATAGTCCTGATAATCAAGCAGACAGTCCAGCGCAGAGACAGCGTAGAAGGCTACTTCTTCCAGATCTGCCAGAGACTCAAGAGCGCCGAGATTGAATGCGGACAGAGTACACAGCGCGATTTCGCCGTTCGGATCGTCAGTAAATGCCAGCGGCTTAGTCGGCAGGGCAATTTCGGCGCAAAGGTTAGATTGCTTAATAGGCGCCACAGCCTCATCGAAAGCGCCATGCGTATTCATATGGTCGATGTTGGCGATGTAGATACGGCCGGTAGATGCTCGTTCCTGCATAAGCGAGGAGAATAGCTCCACTGCAGGCACAGACTCTTTGCGGATTGACGGGTCATTTTCGTACTGAACATATAGACGCTCAAACTCATCCTGGTCAGCATAGAAGGCATTCAGAAGACCGGGAACATCGTGAGGGCTAAACAGCGTGATAACTCCACCCTCGATCAAGCGACGGTACATTAATCGGTTCAATTCAACACCGTAGTCCATGTGGCGAACACGGTTACTTTCGACACCACGGTTATTCTTCAGCACCAGCAAACTATTCGCCTCCAGATGCCATAGCGGATAATAAGCCGTTGCCGCACCACCGCGGACACCACCTTGAGAACAGGACTTAACAGCCGCCTGGAACAGCTTCAGGAACGGAATAACACCTGTATGGGTCGCTTCACCGTTGCGAATAGGGCTACCCAGCGCACGAATAGAACCGAAGTTAACGCCGATACCGGCACGCTGGGAGATGTACTCCACAATGGCCGAGGTCGTTGCATTGATGGACTTCAGTGAATCACCGGACTCGATCAGGACGCAACTTGAGAACTGGCGAGTAGGAGTGCGGACACCGGCCATAATTGGAGTAGGTAACGACAGCTTGAATGTACTAGTGACATCGTAAAAGCCTTTGACCATTTCCAGCCGTGTTTTGCCCATATCACCGTCAGCCCAGTCCTGATATAGACACATGCCCACCAGCATGTAGATATGTTGAGGTGACTCATAGATTTCCCCGCTGACTCGATGTTGTACCAGATATTTGCCGCGCAGCTGGGTCGTGGCCGCATAACCGAAGTTGTCGTCACGCTCAGGCTTCATGTACGCGCCCAGCTCGTCGATCTCTTCGCAGCTGTATTTATGCATGATTTCGTCATCATAAACGCCGCGAGTAACGTTCTTCAGGATGTGTTCGTAGAAGTCCGGGTATTCGTATTGGCCGTGGGCATCTTTGCGAATTTTGAAAATACTCAAACGCGCAGCAACCTGGCTGTAGTTAGGTGTGTCGGCACTGATAAGATCGGCGGCAGCTTTGATTAGAGCGTCGTGTACTTGGCTTGTCGTCATGCCGTCAACGATACTCGCTGCGGCTCCCATAGCGACGGCAGAGGCGCTTACGCCATCAACACCGTCCGTTGCCCACATAACGACGCGGTTATACTTCTCTTCAGACAGTGCTTCGACACTGCCATTCCGTTTGATGATTCGAATCATGTTGTTATCCAAAAGAAAAAGGCCACTAAATGTAGTGGCCTATAGTAATAAGTAAACTCTTACTTATCAATAAAGCTAACTTAAAAGAATGCTCTCATCATAGAGACAGCTTGACGGTATTGATCCGTCTCCAGTCCGGTATAAACCGCAGCCAATGCGTCGGCCGGATGTTCGTTTTTGCTGACAATACTCACTTCACCTTTAACCTTCTTCGTAAACCAGCCAGCATCCGGGTGCTTAGATACCGCCCATTCAATGATGGTGTTTTTGGAGGTGTCTTTTTTTCCGCCGATATGCATTTTGATGTCATTTGGTGTCAACTGAATAATGGGTTTATCGATACACGCCAGAACGCCGAGACACAGGCCGTATGACGTTTGGGCGCGGGAAGACTGGCTACCCACAGGCAGCTCTGCAAACACGATATTTACGCTATCAACGATTGGCTTGATGCCTCGCCATATTTCGTTCGCCCGACGCAGATCATCGCTATTGGTTCGAACAGTTTTTTTTGCTGAAGTAGCCTCTGTTTCAATCAGTTGTATTGACACATCGGACACTTCTGACGTATCGAGGTTTAATGAGCCAGTGACGATCCCAAAGTTGCGAAGACTTGGGTCAAACCCGGCGAATTTAATAATTTTATTACTCATGTGCTTTCCTTTGTTGTTACCACGTTCCCCAAATGGGGTTAGCTTTTCGAAGCTCTCTCACCTCGCTAAATTCATCAAGTTCGCAGTCCGATGCCCGAATTTCTGAGAAGCCGGCAATGATATCGGGCCACATTTCAGTGATACAAACGGCCAGTTTTTTCATAGTTTCACTGGCGTACTGAAGGCTCTCATTTGCGTCACCTGGGTCAGCAGTCGACACGATGAAACCTGTTTCAACTTTGTCATCGAAGCATATGCCGAAGTGCAGAACACCATCGCTAATCAGCGTTACCGGCATCTCCACCTTCGAAAATGCCTTTGATTTATGTCGTTGCCCAAATCGAGCCATGTCATTCTGAACGCGGCGAACAGCCATCCTTGCGCTCATATGCTGGATACGGCCAGACATTTTGACAGACTTCACCGGGTTAAAGACAATATCAGTGTCTTCCTTGCTCGAAATGATAATACTGTCGCCCATATGATCGACACCAAATACATTCCCCATGTAAACAAGCGATGAATCGCCTATCCATTGAGCGTCAAACAGAGCTTCGCTTGTCTCGACAATGCGCTGGTGTGTCAGCTTGTCTTTGTAATGGCTTGTGAAAGAACCGAAGTCTACAATACCGCCAAAACGCATAGCCATTACCCGCGCTGCAGCAACGCAGGTAACGATCTGACCAAACTGATTGCCTGTCGGATTAAACGACATAGCTGCGGCCCTCTTTGACTTCCAGCGTCACCGTTTCGCGGAACCACGACTTCATCTCCTTGTGCGAGACGATCATCACCGTACCACGCTCACGCGCCTTCGCTTCCAGAATCCCCATCAGACGCTCAAGTCCCGCCGAATCCAGTGCATCATCGATCTCATCGCCGATAAACAACTGAATGCTTTTGCTGGCCCGGTTCGCGACCATATCCTGAAGAGCCAGCGCACAAGCCAGACGCACTTTCCGCTTTTCACCACCGGACAGACCGCGGAAGTCTTTACTGAATCCGGTCTTCTCAACGGCAATGTTGAATTTGTCGCGGATCTCTCCTTTCTTCGTGGTATCCATCGTCGACCAGATGGCAGAGATGTTGCCGTCCGACATCGTGCTCAGATATTCCGCCGTTTTATCGTTCAGGAATGGTGTTACCGCCGTCAGAATATGTGAACGAACTCCGGCCGGAGAGTAAACCTGACGCGCCTTCTCAAGCAGCAGTGCCTGATCTTTCATCCCTTCGATTTCGCGTCGGATCTCTTTCAGCTTTTCTTTGTGCATTGCCAGATTTTCGCGATGACGGGAAATAGCTGCATTGTGAGGGTTGGCTTCTTCTGAGATCGCTTTAACTTGTGCGTTTGCGCGAGCCAGAGCGCTCTCTGCCGCTTTTATTTCGACTTGCCGTGACTTTACGTTACCCAGACTGCGGGTAAGCTCAGAAATGCGCTCAGTGATTGCGGAGACGTCGGGGGTCGACGCAACAAGACGATCACGCAGCACGACGATTTTATCGTGACGCTCAGTTTTGGCCGCTAAATCCGCTGTTAGTGATTTAGCTTCGTCTACATACTTGCGGACTTCGCCGACGTAGTTATCGTGAACATGAGACAGATCATCGCTGGTGTATGGCTTGCCGCACGTCGAGCATGGTTTGCCTACGCTTGAATTGACATTATCCGCATTCAGCTTGGCTTTTTTTGCTGCGCTAATGGCTCTGTCGCGAGCTGATTCAGTCGCTCGGATCTCCGCCGCTGCATCAGCCACCATTGTGTTCGCTGCCTGAACTTTCTTATCATGCTCAGCCCTACCGGAAAGCTTTTTCTTTTCATCCGTGATTTGGTTCTCAATTTTGTTGATGGTGGCCGGGATGTCGGCCATTTCCATGCTGGCCTCCGTTACCTTGACTTCGATCAGCGTCGCTTCGGCTCGTGCTTCATCGAGCCTAACGGAACGTGTTCTCTCCCACGCCTCGGCAGCGGCTGTACTGGTCTCAATCTCCGTCTCTGTTGAAGTGATAAGCGATACTGTGCTTTCAGCCTGAGCGTTGGCTCTGTCGAGTCGAGCGCTCATCGCATTAGCTCTGTCGCGGGCGATAGCATAAGCCTTTGTCAGACGGTCGATGCCAGCTGCTTCTTCAACAATCGCCTTCAGGTTTTTATCCGTCATACCTGGCAAATCCGGCATGGCTTCCTGACTGGCATAGATGGATGCCATGAATACTTCTTTCGAAGAGCCGATCAGCCGCTCAACCAGTTCCTGAGTCAGCGTGTCCTTGCCTTTGGTCAAATCACCGTCTTCACTGCGGACAATGAGACGATTTTTGAATTCTTTGTGAGCACGGTGACGAATTACCGCATATTGCTTACCTTCGTCTTCAATGGTCACGGAAACGCGGCAGTTCTTTGGCGTCGTTGAGTTCAGAACGTCATCGCCCTTGTATCCAGTGGCTGTTTCCCCGTACAAACACCACATCAAAGCATTCATCAGCGTTGATTTGCCGGCGCCATTACTCGCTGCACTGGAGTCCGCGGCGTTAATGCCCTGAATCAGAACCAAGCCTCGGCTATCCAAATCAACGCTGGCCTCAGCAATGACCATAAAGTTTTCAACTTTCAGATTTAGGAATTTCATTCAGACGTCCCCGCGCTTTCCGCTTCTAATAGGATTTCGTTGCATAGTGAGTCGAGCTTAGCCAGATCGAAGCCGCCATCCGTATCGTGGACAACCTTGCAGTAGGCACTGATTGATTCAGAGAGACTGTCGATTTTGCTGGTGGATTCGGTGCTTGCAGTTCCAGCCATCATCGACGCTTTTTTGATGAGATTTGTCACAACACCCGCGGCACCCAGCGTCGCCAGTTGCTCTTTTATTTGCACTGCCTCGGCGTCGTTCTCAATGACTGCGCGATAGCGAACATAATTGCCGCGAATGTCGTCTTCAGTCACATCGCCTTCCAGAGATACAAACTTCGGTGCCGATGTTTCGTGCTGCGTGAATGAACCGTCTTCCTGAACCAACATGAACCCGGCCAACGTACCAACGTCGCCCCAATTCTGGTGGGTTAACGCACCGACTGACACGACACCAGGGATTATCTCTTTGTGATTGTGATAGTGGCCGGAGAGAACGAGACGGAAACCGAGTTCCTTCAGATCGTTTGCCTCAATCCCCACATCTGGCATTGTCGGAATGGCTTTGTTTATACCTGTGTGGATCACAATGTCATGGATGCCTGAGCCAGCTTTCTCACGAAGAGATTTCATGTCCGCCAGTAATTCGGCATGACTGTTACGCCAGCTGATAAAGTGGACGGTCACGTCGTCAATTTTGACACTCTGCGCCGGGCCACAAACGATATTCACACCAATTGACTGCAATGACGCCGCCGCATTCGCGGAAAATACCGAGTCATTGGTTTCCAGATCGTGATTGCCGGCCAACATCCAAACTTCCAGGCCAATCTCATTGATGACCGTTTTGTATGCTTCAGTGACGAAGTGGAGTACGGAAGGGGTGATTGAGCCGCGCGTATGGAATGTGTCGCCAGCAACAAACATGTATTTTGCGCCAGAAGCTTTGATCGCTTTTGCCGCCTCGATGGTTGCATCGAGCTGAATTTTTAAACGAGAATTCAGACCGCTGACGCTGATTGTCGAGAACGCAGACCAGCTATGATAGTGTGGGTCTGAAATCACACCGTATATCGTTTTCATGTGTTTTCCTGTTGTTGTTTTATTCGATGATAGAGTGGGTTAACAGGCCACCAAGCGACTTCATCAGGTGCATATTAAACACCATTAGATAAGTAAATGCTTATCTATTTTTCATCATAAAGGAAGGAGCGAGGCCACCAGACGCTCTCAGTCAGGTCTTGTGGTTAAAGTGGGGAAATGTGTGGGCTGGGCGGGAAAAGCCCCTCACAATGGCGGAGGGGAGGAATATGCGCGGTTAAATCTTCTCTTCGAACCTACGTCTTAACTCATCGAGACTCACGACGTTATCTGGAGGGGTGATGTCCTCCATCATTCGGACTTCTTCTTCGGTATGATACTCCCAATCGTACTCGTGCTTTAGGCTTTTCAGGTAGATCACCGTCAGCAAGCTGTCCTCTTTTAAGAAGTGACCGTATGACTTTTGAATAACGGTTCTTACCTCATCCTGCGTTTTGCCGCCGAGGCACAGATGGTTGAACCTGGCGTTTATATTGAGCATTTTGTCGACGGGGCCAGAGAACACCTTCGCGACGCGAGCAAAGCGAATTATCTCGCCGTTCTCAGCGCCAACCAGACAAACGACAGAATTTTCACTGACGCGGTTGACCCAGGTTACGCCGCTGCGCATTGTGTTGAAGTAAGCTTCCTTTAAGCCAAGATAAGGTTTTCTGAAGGAAATGAGTGGAACGTATCGTGCGCATGTGTTGATTTCAAATGACGCTCCCTGTTCCAGCAGTGATGCCCGGGTTTTGTAGATCGGGCAGGCGGTTTTGATGCCGCAAACCTCACACATGTCCCTGGAAGCAACCAGTTTAGAGTCAGACTTGATGGTGTAAGTCCCATCTTCAAGTCTTCTGATGTAACGCGACTGTTTGATATTCATTTGATGCTTGGCCTTGTATTTTTTATCACATTAAACCAAAAACAAGGCTCACGTACTAAAATGCCTTGAAAAGTTATCCACATATCAACTGGATAGATCCCAATAATAAGATCCCTATATAGATCATACATTAGATCAAAAGAGATCCCCGATCCTCGCAACCCGCGCCACGCCTGCTCTGAAAGACCATTGGCGTATGCTGTCAGCGGAAAAATATATGCTGCGAGCGGCGTGCGATATGCTGTGGACTGTTTTGTGTATGCTGCTAACGGTAAATGAAGTATGCTACCAGCGGTTTAAGCAATGAGGTATCCACATGTCCACAGGCAAAAAAAAGAAGAAAGAAAACATACCGTTAATCGATGATGATGACGCGATCGACGAAAGTGTTCCGGCGTTATTCACAGGCGACCTCACCCCTAACAGCAACAATACCGTACAACCCATTGCGTTGATGAGACTTGGATTGTTCGTTCCCACGCTCAAAGGCACGAAGAATAGTAAACGAAATAACTCCAACCAGATAGACGCCTCAAAAGAACTGGTGCAACTGGAGGTTGCGAGATCTGAGGGTTATTCCGATATCAAAATAACCGGTCCACGTCTCGATATGGATCACGACTTCAAGACGTGGGTTGGTGTCGTCCGATCACTTGCCGAGTATGGGGAGGCCAGTGGGCGCGTTGAGCTAAGCATCACGAAGTTTGCCAAGTTCTGTGGGTATCCATCTTCCCAGATACGCAAGACGCTGCGAGACAGGATTACGAACAGCCTGCTGAAGATAATGCGCACAACGCTTTCGTTCCAGCGCACATACGAAGAGAAGAACGTGGACGGCTCGAACAAGATATCTCTGCTCATGGTTCATCTGGTGAATAGCGTGGATTACAATGAGAAAAATGACACCATCATATTTCACGCCGAACCAAAGCTGTCAGAGCTATACCGGTTTGACCACAAAGTTCTTCTCCAACTGAAGGTCATCAACAAACTTCCACGTAAAGAAACCGCCCAGGCGCTATACACCTTCATTGAAAGTCTTCCGGCGCGGCCGGCGCCAATATCTCTGGCTCGTTTGCGTGCGAGGTTGAATCTGAATAGCTCAAGCATCAGCTCCCAAAATCAGACCATTCGAAACGGTCTGAAGTCTCTTAAAGAGCTTGGCTACCTCGATTACTCAGAGGTGAAGCGTGGTCGCTCTGTATTTATTCAGATTCATGGACGCAACCCGAAACTTAAAGTCATTGGTGAAGAGAAACCGTCGAAGCCTGAGAAGCCTGCAGAGCAAGTGGAAGGGCCACAAGAGAACGGCGAGCTGGACGTCGTAAAACAAAACATGATCAAGAAGATAGCTGAACTTTCTGCGGATTTGACGCCTGAGAATATAAAGCTAATTGAGATACTTAGTAACGGTCTGAAGTTGCTTTGATATGCTCTGAGCGGTGCAATATATGCTGTGAACGGCAAATGGTATGCTGCCAGCGGTGATTTGACTATTAGATATGCTGTCAGCGGTGATTAGGAAGGTCTGGAATCGTTTATTCACACCAAATTTAAGCCCTCGAATAGAGGGCTTTTTTATTTCGTATGCTGTCAGCGGTTGTAGATATGCTGTCAGCGGCTCAATGTATGTTACCAGCGGTAATTGATATGCTGTCAGCGGCACACTATGCCGCCAGCGGTGACTTCGATCAGGAGTCATTTTTGGGGGATTCCATTTAGCCCCCTAGTGGTTACTAACCTGTGAGATGTTGATATCAAAGGGTTAGTAACCACTAACAATTTATCTAATGTCAGGTGATCGATGAGAGAAGATTGTAGAGACGATGTGATTTAGCCTTCGCCTTCGTCTCACCATTTTCAATCATCTGCCACGAGCGGTAGCGATACACAATCTGACAGTCGTTTCGCTCTAACCTGGTTGAGAAGTCGTCCGGGCGGGTAAAACCCTTGGCACGCCAATATGGTCTGATTTTTTCAATTTCAATACTGTTAGCGATGTTATTCATCATGCCACCTTTTCACATTCATCAAACACATAACCAAAGTCATCGTAGATCACGCCGAAGGAGTCTTTTCGCATAAAGTAAGCGGCGCCAGAATGGTAAGCGGCCAAATTGCCTTTGTTCTCCGATAGTATAGGTGAGCTGATTATTCTCTCACCTACAACAGCGTAGAACTGGTGAGCATCTGCCGTCAGGATAGCTTCAGCAACACGATGTGGTGTGCCTGACATTTCACCATTTTCTATGCGCATAATGTTCATCTGGCATTTCATCACGGCTGAGTTGCCTGCATTTGGTAGTGCAATCAGGATAGCCAGGGTAGCTGCAAAAATCGTTTTCATGATTAGAGGAACTTCCCAAGAGTGATAGCCAGAAACACGCCCACCAAAACATCTACAATCCGACCATTAACCGGCGCTAATGCTTTTCTAAAACTGCCAACGAATACGCTATCAAAGAGCAAAAAAACTGATGTAGCTAAATACAGGAACGGCATAATACACCTTATTAGATAAATGTCTACTTATCAATTAGAACGAGGAAAGACCAAGGATGCGGGTCAAATGTGCCGCATCTTCGTCGCTAATAAAGCGTAAGTCCTCGATATACCAGCATTCGCCGTTACTCCAGCAAACACCATCCTCGTCAACCGTAACGGTATCTTCGCTACCATAAAGCGATGGCAGGATCTGATTAGCGATTACCTGCAGGTCATCATCGCTCGTTCCTTCAGGCACGTCTAAAATAGAATAAGGTGAATATGACGTGTTAAGTGATGCGCAAACTTGTAATAAAGCTTTCATGTGCTTTCCTTTGTTGTAATAAACAAGTTGTTATCTTATGTGTCTAAATGAGGTTGCAAAAATAAGTGACACGGTCACAGAATTATCTTTCTACTTACCTATTACTCTGTAATGTCACTGTTTTTTACCTCTGTGAATGTGCCATGAAGGGACGCAGCAAAAAAGACGAACGTATCGCGACCGAAGTCGTCTTTCGTGTGTATAGCCTGCCCATCAGCGTCGGAGTAACCGGAGTATGTTTTCCCCGGAGTAAACCAGTTGATGCCTGGGCGTGTGCCGGTGCATTCGATAGTGATCATGTTTTGCCTTTTATAGTTACAACATACTTTTAGGTAAGAGCTACATCACGCAGCAGCCGCGGATTTTTCTTGGCGTTGCTTTAGCACGCATTCGGCGTGAATGACTCGGAATCGACCTGCGAAGCGTTCAAAATGGCCTTCGCCTTTGGCGACCCAATTCTTGCAGTAGTAGCAGCAACCTGGGTATTTGTTACGCATTTGGTTTCCTCTCGTGTTTAGTGGCAAACGTGTTTAAAAAGGCTTCTTGCTGGCCGGTACTCAACTCGCCGTTGAGCTGTACCTTGGCGAACCATTTGCCGTTTCGGAGTAGCGTGTAAAAGTTAGGCTCACCATCCGCGCCCCATTCCAGTCCGACGTTCGGATTCCCCAATAGCTTCAGAGCCTTCGCAATCTCTTCAACAGGGTCATCGCTTTGATTGAGGATTTCCCAAACTGAATCGTCACTTTCAACCTCATACATAGACTTCAGACATTCAAAAATTTGTCCGTAATTAGGCGCCATTCTTACTCTCCAGCATCTTCAAAATATCCTCGTTGATGTTGAGTTCTGGGCCGGATTCGACTATTTGCTCAAGACCCAGACGCATCGCGGCACCAGCCACATACGCCTCAACCTCTGCTTTGCCAGCTGAGACGATGTTATCGACAGCTTCCTGCGTGAGTTCCGCGCCGAACGCCATATTGCCTGGAAGATTGATTACCGCTCTGGACAGTGATTCGTAAATGGCGCGGAGATCGCGCTTGCCAGCCTTACCGGTGGCAATCAACGCACCGAGCTGGTCGACGAGATTCTCGATGTCGGCAACGTCTTTCCGAACCCGTGCAGCAATATCTTTAGAGAACCGCTCGTGCATCGTCTCAGCCTTCTCTATTTCGGGAAGGTGAACCAGCTTTCCGTCGCGGATCGACGAAAGAGTACATGGGACGCCCTCGCCAACGCCGAAACTGGACACCATCGCCGCCCACTGCGCCGCGCTGAGTCGAGCTACCAGAAGAGGGCTGCGGTCTTCTCCTTTAGTGATGCGATTGCTGTACCCATCCTGCTCAATGGCCGCTGTATGGAACGTTAATTCAATTAACTCGCGGTGATCGATGTCAGAGTCGAACAGATTGGTGCCGGATGAATTGACACGACCAACTCGAACCAGACCAAATGCCGGATGCGTTACCATGTCTCGATTTTTGAATGCTGTGCCGCTGCTCACTTCAGGCTTTTGTTTATTTACCGCCATTGTCTTCTCCTTCACACATTACGGGGTTTGAATCAGGCTCTGAGTAGTCGTAAGTTTCAGAGTCTGCATTGGGGCAGTGGATGACTCTCTGGTAGCCGTCACCCTCCATGGTTTCACCACAGTTCTTACAGACCATAAAAATCTCTGCTCACCTCTGCGGTATCAAACTTGGACTCCACCCAACCTCTTGAACAACCTGTGACGCTAATTACTGACCAATCCTTGCCCGTTGCTATTGCTCTGGCGTTGAACTCGTCCGGCGTCTGTTTCGACATGTAGTTAAATAGCCCGTGGGCATCGTAGACGGGTCTGGCGTCCTGCTTGATTCTGGTGTTGGGGTTCTTCGGCGTTTTCTTTAGCCAATAACGGATAACCCCCTCTGCAAATGCCTCCACCTCTGCGGGCGTATTTCCGGGGATATTGGCGACAAGGTGAATATGCGGCATCCTCTCGTGCTCTGCCCATTCCAGCGCGTAGATATATTCTGCGCTGGCGGTTCTTAGACGCTTTATTAACCCTGTCATTGCCTCGTTGAAATATTCCGGTTCAATGTCGCACAAAGGCTTCAGCGTGAAGAAGTAAGGCGTGCCGGGTGTTTTGTTCAGATCGATAAGGCGGGCGTTTTTCCTGAACGTTATACGCTTTGCGGCGCTGTGCGAGAGCCGTCTGGCTTTTCTTTCGGCTTTGCCTGCTTCCATTAATGCCCGATGCTCCGCTGTAATGGTATGTCCTTTTCTGAACGCACCCACGCGAGCCACGCGGCCAGTTTTGGGTGTAGATACTTCCTCAATCGGTACGGCAATCAGGTTTTTGTCGATCCACGATTTATTCATACACACTCTCTAAACAAGTTGTTTTCTTATGGTTGATATTTTACGGAGAAAGAAAAGGCGCCAGAAGTGGCGCCTTTGGGACTGTTCGATTACTTAACGGTAACGAACGGGGTACTGGTCCCTGCGGTCATATACTGCGGTAGGGTGCCATTCCACTTATTGATGGCCTCCAGCTGCATAACTTCCGGGTTCTGGCGGAGAGCCTCGCCGCGGATGCGGATAGATTCAGCATCAGCCTTAGCCAGAGTTTCCTTGGCGTCAGCTTCACCCGCTGCCTGAGCGCGAACCATGTTTGCTTCAGCTTCTTTTTGCTTAACCTGCTGTTCACGTTGCAGCGTGGTCTGGTTCGCCGTTACTTTGGCGTTAATGGACTCGATAACGCTCGGCGGGTACTCCGGTTTACCCATCCAAGACAGACTGAGAACCTGAATTCCAACCGGCCCCATTTCGGTCTGAATAGCTTTCAGTGAATTATCCAAAAGTTCAGTTTTGCCGCCGTCGATAAAGCGGTCAGTGGTCATGCGACTGGCCTGTTTAATCAGTACGTCTGCGATCTTCTGCTTCAGATCGGTTTCGGTGATATCGTCGACGCCTTTACGGTAGGTCTGGAAGATGGTGGTGACTTTGGTCGGGTCTACTTTGTAAGTTACACCAATGTGGTAGCCGATCGCTGTACCATCGCTCATTTGGAAGTTGAAGGCGTCTTCATACGACTTCATCTGCTTGAAGGTAGGGAAGGTGTACAGAGTGGTATTCCAGCCAATCCATTGACGGCCAACGCCAACAACTTCACCAACACCTTTGTCGTCACCTAATTTGTTGACCTTGATACCCACTTCACCAGGCTTAACGTACTCACAGCCGGTCAGCATGGTCATTGAGGCTACGATAGCCAGTGCGATAATTCCCTTTTTCATTTTGTTTTTCCTGTAATTAGTTGATGGATAATGCTTTTAGCCGCTTTATAGGAAGCGAAGGGGGTTGCGAACATCAGCACGAAGCCAATCAGGACAGTGATGTCGCTTTTTTGAGAGATGAGATAGGGGATAACTAACCCTACCATCGTCATCGCAAACCCGATCGTGACGCAGATTTTCAAATACAGTTTTGTGGTCATGTGTTTTCTCTTGTTGAAAAGCTTATACATAATAGATAAGTGTTTACTTATCATCAAGAAAAACATATTGAACCCAGTTTTTATCCTGCATAACATGGTCTTTTTAGCGGCCGGGAAGACGAATGACAGACAGAGAGTTGGCGGGGTTAAAAGCCATTGAGCTATGGGAGAATGGGGCCTTTGATGCTGACATGATCCTTATGGTGTTAGGAAAACGAATGGGCATGAGTTCTTCAGCTGAACTCGTTCATTGGCTTTCATCACAAGGCACGATCCGAGGCTCTCAGTCCAAAGAAAAAATTAATGAAAACAGGCATAAAGCTGCCGCGTTATGGATTTCAGGTCTGTATAGCGCTCCCGAATTACTTGAAATGTTTAAAGGCCGTCTGGGTATACAGCGCAAGGAATCTCTTCTTTTCTGGTTCCGGCAAAATGGATACGTAAGAAACTCCGAGTCGCCCGACGCTCCGAAGAATCCGCGAGCAATTTTGAGAGAAAGAGCCGTGGAGTTAAGGAAAGCCGGCCAGCACACAACCCGACAAATCTTTGATGAACTCTCTCCCGAGTTAGGTATGAAAAACGTCGGCGCACTTAGACGCTGGTTTAAGAAAAATGGCATCGTACCTGAGCATCCGAGAAAACCTCGTGAGAAGCCCCCTAAACCGAAACCGGTAAATCCTCGTGCTCAACTTAGAGCTGTATGTACTGATATGTGGGCATCTGGCGAATATACAGGTAAGGACATTCGGTCTCAAATGGGCGAAAAATTTCCATTTGCCAGCCTTGGCGCAATGTATGGTCACTTCTCTAAAGTTGGTGTTAGAAAGGGAAGTAAAGAGAGCGACTGAGGTCGCTCTCTAGTGATTTACGCGTCAGCTGGCTCTAATTCGTCCTTTGACTTCATCTTCGCCTGAATCGACTTAATAGCCTTCACGATTTCGCCCAAATCCTTCTCGCGGTACATATCGACGATCTGGGACTTTGTATACTTCTTGTCGCCAATCTCGATGCGCCCGGTGGACGTCTTCGGAATGTACCCCTTATCAAGCATGTACTCTACAAGCGATTCTACGACGTCCAGACCGCGCGAAGGGTCGAAGTAGAAGTTCCATTCACATTTCTGGAACGGTGGCGCCACTTTGTTTTTGACGCACTCTGCTTTAACCAACTGACCAACACGATCGCCGCCTTCTTTCAACTGACCGCCACCCAGCTTGATGCGGACGGAAGCGTAGAATTTCGGAGAGTCGCCGCCTGGGGAAGTGGTAGGGTCTCCGAACATTACGCCCATTTTTGTACGAACTTGGTTCAGGAAAATGAGACAGGCATTGTATTTCTGCGCCCACTTAGCCAGCGTTGGTAGATTTGCCGAAGTCGCGCGAGCCAGTGCCGTGTTGTCGTTCATATTCAGCTCGTCTTTCTCTTTGGCCGTGCCATCCGCCATCTTCTCGAACTTCTCGAACTTCTGGCGCGGAACCATTGAGGCCAGCGAGTCATAGACAATGACGATGGGCGCTTCAGCTGGGATCAGACTCTCCTTGCGAACCAGAGACAAGATTTGCCCGGTCAAGTCGATGGCGTCCTCAAAGGTGTCTGGCTGCTTATAGACCCAATTACCTTCATCTTCATCAGATTGAAGTCCCATAACTTCAGCCAGACCAACGTCAAAACTGTTTTCATGATCGAGGAATACGGCGATACCTCCGACCTTCTGCGCTGCAATCATCGCGCGGGTTGCGAGGAAAGTTTTGCCTGCAGACGGAGGTCCAAAAATCTCCACAATACGCCCACAAGGAAGACCGCCTTCCAGATCACCAGAAACGGCTTCGTTTAACGGGGGAAAACCGGTGTCCAGCCATTGCTCGACTTTCTGGATCTCATCATTTCCGCCGATACGTTTTTTCATGGCTACTGCTAATGGTGACTTTTTCATGTGTTTTCCTTTGGTTTTATTTAGTTAAGCCGATTTCTTTTTCGGCTTGTTCACGGTTAAATGTGATGGTGTCGCAGTTCATCATTTTTGCGGATCGCTCAATGATGGTGAGAATATGGCCTTTCACGATATCTACTTCACGCGCTGTCAGAGCGATTTTGTGACCGACGATGCACGCGTTAAAATCAGACACGACATACTCGCCATAGGTGAAGACTAACTCCTTCGCCAGCGCGGTCGGCGTAGTGGATTTTCCAGTAATAATTGACGCAATCATTCAGCCACCAACCCGCAGCGCTTAACGAACGGCACGACAAAAACATCCAGATCGCTGAGGATTGACTGGAAATTTAACTGCATACAGATTTGCTTAAATGCTTCCAGACTTTGCTCACCGCGAATAATCTCCAGCTTCTCCGGGGCGAATTTGGTGTCGATGAGATCCATCAACTTAATATTCCGCATAAACGCTTCAAGCATCCGACAGCCGGTTTTCTCATTGAAAGCGTTCTTTGCCAGGTTATTCACTGCCGTTTTGTTGCGACCTTTGTCCATGACAATAGATCCATCGCAAATCCCCTTAACCAGCGTAACAATGGAGCCATACTCGTTAATCAGATCCATCGCGCCTTTGTCGCCAATACCGCCGACTTGCTGAATGTTGTCCGACTTATCACCCTGCAGCGCTTTACCTTCCAGATAGCCGCGTGGTGTTGGGTAGCCGGTTAACTCAGAAAACGCCTCGATATTGATGCGCTTATGCTTAGCGTCTTCTCGCAGACTGACCCATGTTACCTTTTCGTCAACCAACTGAATCCAGTCGGAGTCCGCGGTTAACAGGTAGATGTGCTCGACGTCTTTCGACGCAACATAACGCTTCTTCAGAATTCCGGCCAAATCGTCAGCTTCACCGTCGATTGCGGTAATCTGATCAACACCCAGCGAGGTGATTGCTTTTTTGATGAAGGGCTTTTGGACTGCAAAACCTTCTTTCATCTGTTTCATTTCTGCGTTGTCGTCACGATTGGCTTTGTAGTCCGGGTAAAACTCGCGACGCTTGTCGCTGAAACCATCCCACAGAACTATTGGTCGAGCCTTCAGAAGCGAAGCATAGCGGCGCATGTTGGTGATAAAACCAAACACTGCGTGGGTCTCCATATCGCCGCTATGGAGTTTTTTTGGTTGCTGCTGGTGGTAGTAACCGAGGCTATTTCCGTCGATTATTAAAATGTTCACGGCATTGTTCTCCACGAATAAATAAGGCGTCCGAAGACGCCTTTAAAATCAACGGCTGGCTTACATTGAAAGCGCGTTAAGTTGCGCGTAAATGTCATCCAGATCTTCGTTTTCCGGCTCAGCTGCTGGCTCGCTTGCTGGCGCTTCTTTTACTTCTTTTACCTCTTTCTCTTCTGGTTCGAATACGGCTTCTTTCGCGTATTCAACTTCTTTATCCAGCAAAGAGGCTTCGGCAGTTGAGTCATCAACTCCGGTAATGGTCATGCCCGGAAGAGATGCAGCTGCTTTGCCGGTTGGGGTTGGCAGAGCGCCGGCGCTTGAACCCATAGACGCTGGCAGTGCGATGCCGGTCGCGCGAGCAATCATTTTGGAGGTCGCCATCAGTTTTGTCGGATCGGTCTGGTTTACAAACTGTTCCAGAGACGGTTGGTTATCCCAGAACTTAGCCGGAACGGCTGTTTTGTTTTTACGCATCGGTTTGACTTTGTAGTCAGTATCCAGACCAGATCCGGTGCGAGTAATTTGATACGCGTAACCTTTTTCGCGGCTCAGCGGTTCGCCGATCTCATCGTTCATATCCTGCATAATGGCGTCCATCAGGTCGTCAAACACGGACATAGGCATATCGATGAGAGAAGTCTTGTCGGTGTCGCTGAAATCTTCTTTCTGAGACCACATGCCGACAACAGCCATGCGCGGAGAGGCACGCATATCGTCAATGACTTTTTCCATGGCTTTGTTGCCTTTGTACTTCGCTTTAGCTTCCATAACCATTTCGCACATTTCGCACATTTCGCACGGCTTATCATGGGTATGCTGAAAGCACAGATGAGCGCTGTATACGTCCTTCCCATCTTCGCCTTTAGATTTGGCATAGTGAATGCCGTACTTGTGGGAGAATGGAATATTGTCAGGGTCGTCTTTGTTCAGGATGATACGAACGTAGTTTTCGCCTGGTTGCATCTTTTGCAGATCGTTCCCGCGATTGCCGCGTGCGTTTTTCGCAACTTCTTGGCTTTTCTTCAGAAGGTTCATTAAAGCGGACATGTGTTTTCCTTTATTGTTAATGGCTTTTATTGCACTTGGTTATGATAGATAAGCGATCACTTATTATCAAGATACATTTTTAGGGGCATTGAATCGTTCAACACCTGTTCTTTCGTATTCGGAAATTGCCTTTTTAGACGCCTGAACGATCATGTCTCGACGGTGTCCGAGTGCGTTTACAACCTGCTTGTAAAACTCAGCGAGATACTTCGCGTCATCGTACTTTTGGCGAGCCGAAAGATACGCCGGAGACGACTTTATTTTGGCTTCAATCGTCGATTCGCTGATCTTCACACCGTCGAAACTCAGACCGGCACGCGTCGTCGAATAGAGACGTGCTTCGATGGATTCTAAATCTCGCTTTGCAGCATTCGCGGCGCTTTCAGCCTCAACCTGTTTAAAACCATAAATGGCGACAAGCTCCGGCTGACGACGCCAGACAGCGTCCAAATCATGCGTATCAAGCCTGATGTCATCCATCACTTCTTTGATGATCGCCTTATCCATTACCAGCTCCAGAAAGCGCTAACAAACAGTCCAATCGGCCAGAAGATGCAGCCGATTATCTTCAGCTCAACATCACCGCAACTCGCCGCTTCAGACCAGATTTTCGCGAAACCGATGCCAGCGATTAAGTAGGCTAAAACGAACATTGGAATGGTTAAATCCATAGTAAATCCTTACTTATCTTTGAGCTTAAATATTAACACGAACAATTAGGCTACGTACATTTCTGCCAGCGTTCTTTTTCCGACTCCGCGCCCGGTAATGGCTATACGCTGAGCACGCTGGAGACGGTAGTCTTTGACGCTGGCCGCTTTATCTACCTCGACAAATTCCTCCGCAACCTTTGATATCAGTCGGTCTCGATAAGCCTCAAACTCAGCAAGGTGTTTTTTGACATTGCTTGATTTAGCTATCACAGCGACATAATCTCGAACCATCGGGTCGCGCACGCGCTTCAGAATTATCTTTGCTGCGCTACGTGCTGCGCTATTCGCTCGGCGCCCATCAAGCTCCGCCTGCCGCATAGCGAGACGAATGGTGACGGGACAGTCTGCGAACTCCCAGAATGCTGACTTATTCAGAGCGATAATTGCCTTATCGATAAACTCCTGTGACACTGTAACCTCACTCATGACAATGCCTCCTTAATGTCTTCCATAATAAGCTCCAATTTCTCACCTTCTTCCGGTCTGAAGTGAAGTATGCCCGGATTGAATCCGTAAAACACGGTCAAGTCCATTGCGCCAAAGTATTCCTTACGTCCGACCAAATCCGTTGCCTTGGTTTTGTCGTTGAAGAGACTGGCCGATAGGCGACCACACGTCAGGACGTAGGTTGGTTTAACCAGCTCAAGCTCTTTCTTCATAAACTCGATGTAGGTGTTCTCTGCGTCGCGGGACAGTGGCAACTTCTTATCCTGCTTAATGACGCCGGTAACGTACACCTCGCTCATGCGCAGATCGCCATTAACGAGCATTTTCGCCTTAAAATCTTCGTAGCCGTTCTCCATGAAGATCCCCGTCCTGATATCGTTGCCGTTTGCTGTGTCGAGGATAATCATTATTTTTGGCGATACGCCGATATGCGGAGTAACCAGATCTTCGCCCACCCCGACCTCTTTACGCAGCTCTTCCATCAACATCGACACTTCTGCCTGGCGTTTCGGATTCATCTCGAACGGGCGACTCACTTTTACTGCATCGATAATGAGGCTTCCCATCAGCTCTGATTGAGCCTTGCGGCGGGATTCTGCCATCGCCGGTTCGCTGCCAGGCTCAATACTGGCAAATGCACCAACGGCTTCCAGAGCCTCCTGAACTCGGATATTGCAAAGTCTGGCCTCTATCGCTTCCTTGAATTGTGCTCGCGACTCAAACTTACCACCTACACGCTCGCGAGCACGCATAATGGCTAAGCTGCCTTTTTCAGAACAACCTTTGACAGCTGAGAAGGGGGCATATAGCGCCGCCCGGCCATCCTTCAGTTCGACTATTTCGATGCGGTCAGTTGAGAGATTGATGTCTGGCGGCATCACAATAACGCCGCGTGCCAGTGCATCCTTTACAACAGCTCGGTGTTTTTCATCATCCTGAATTGTCAGTGCGGCGGCGAAGAATGCAGCCGGATGGTGAGTCTTCAGATACATTGCCTGGTAGCTGATTGCGGTATAGGCCACGGCGTGTGATTTGTTAAAGCCATACGACCCGAATTTCTCGAAAGCATCCCAGACCTCTTTTGCTTTTGATTCGCTGAGTCCGGGCTTCTCTGAGATGATTTTAGTAATCTTCATGTGTTTTCCTTTGTCATTAAACAAGTTGTTTTCAGAAACTAAAAAACAACTTGTTTTCACATTTTACTTATTACTTAGAGGTGTCAAATTCAATAATGTCGGCGTCTTCTTTCATGGCTTGCTCGACAGTGCGCTTCTTACCATCAGAGCACGGATGAAGCGCGGCGCGATGAACAGTGACAATCTGGCCGTCGTCAGTCTGGACTTCCAACCAACCAAGCTGCGCACGATCTGAAAAGTCGGCGCCAATCTTTTTCATCTTCTCGATGTCTTTTTTACCAATCGCCTTCCTTACCATATCTGCTTCCGACAGAGAGAAGCCGGCGAGGATCTGCGACGCTTTCATGATTTGTTCCTGATAGACCAAAACCCCGTTGGTTTCTTTGGTCAATTCGTCAAGGCTTGGGTGAAGTGAGTGAGCGTCCTCATAACCACGCGCAACGCTGACGTAGGTGTCCATCATGCCGGACTGCATTGGGCCTGGGCGATATAGCGCGGTAGTTGCGACGGCCATTTCAAACGACATTGGTTTGATGCCGCTTCCAAGGTTTTTAAGCAGGTTTCTCATGCCGCCAGACTCGAACTGGAACACGCCAGTTGTTTCACCCAACGCCATACCCTCAAGGACGCGTTTATCATCGAGAGGGATTGCGTCGAGGTTAACGTCGATCCCCTCGTTCTCTTTGATGTAGCGTTTAGCGAGAGCCAGTAAATCGAGCGTAGCCAGCCCTAACACGTCCAGCTTGATAAGCCCCATTGATTCACAGAAACGCTTGTCAAACGCGATACAGCGCACCCCGTTGCGTAACTCGACTGGTGTTCGCTCAGTCAGTGGTACGCCAGAAACGATGACACCCGCGGCGTGCTTACCATAGCTGCGCATCAGTGACTGGAGTTTGCACGCGGCGTCGAATGCTTCCGGGTTTGCTTTCGCGTATTTGTCGAGGGCGCCCAGCTGCTCGCGCGTCTCTTCGAGAGTTAATCCCTCATCATCGAATGGCTTCAGCTGCTTAGATACCGCCATATCTTCCGTTGACACGCCGTAGATACGCGCTGTGTCTCGGAGTGCCGACGCCATACCCAGATAAGAGAAGTTAGGAATGCCGGCCACGTATTTTTCGCCGTAGTGCTCTTCGAGATATTCAAGTACCCGAGGTCGTTGCGCCTGACTGAAGTCCAGATCCGCGTCAGGCAAGTCCAGACGTTCAGGGTTGATGAAACGCTCAAACAGGAGACCGTGGCGTAGCGGGTCGATGTTGGTGATTCCAATCGCCCACGCAACAAGTGAACCGGCGGACGATCCGCGACCCGGCCCGACCGGGATATCCTGTTTACGCGCCCATGACAGTAGATTTTCAACCATCAGGAAGTAGCCGCAAAATCCCAGCTTTTTCAGAACACTCAACTCATAACGTAAACGGTTGATGTAAACCTGATACTGCTCTGCCGGTGGCTTCCAGCCAAATTCAAGCGTTGTTAAACGACGCTTCAATCCTTCTGCCGCCATTCGCGTCAACGTATCACCCTCATCTTCCGCCATAACTGGCAGACTGACCGGCATCTCATGCCAGCGCCAGCTGCACGCCGCAATGATTTCGTCCTGAGTCTCGTTAACCATCGCGGAACTAATACCCTCGACACCCATGCGTTTCGAGAATTCCATCAAGCGAACCAGCAAATGCTTGCGGTTCTGGATAGAGTTGTCGCGCTGGTGTGGGATGTGAAAACGATATGGCTGATCCGTTTTGATGTTATTGATAACCATATGCGCAATGTCGCGCAGGTCTGCGTCCTCTTCTTTCTCGTAATAAGCTGGATAGAACGCAACAGGGGCGATTTTAAGCGCATTAGCCACCTTCATCGCCTTCATGTTCAACTGATCGTAGAGAGGCGTAGCAATCGGATACACAACGCTGTAGAAGTTGTCACGCCCACCAACCTCCAGCAATTTAGTCAGGATTTTAACGAAGTCCTGCCGATGAAATATGCTATCGCGATCAGACGTCAGTAGAAGGATGTTGCCCTTTGAATACGTTTCGGCCAGCTGCTCCAACGAGATGCGCGGGAAAAAGTGAAACTGCTCGCGGCGGTTGCCCAACGTCATCAGCTCACAGAGATCTTTGTATCCTTCATCGTTCTTTATCAGCGCGGTGAAGCTGTACAGGCGCCCAAGTTTGCATACCGGGATCTCTGAACCTTCCTCTTTGGCTTTTCTGACCGCTGCTTCATAAAAAGGATTGTCACTAATGACCAGACGGACGCCGCAAATAACAGCCAGGTCATCGCCAGCCGACTGCTGCAGCGGGATGATTGACGCCAGATTCATTGTGTCGGCACTAATAATGGCCGTGTAACCCAACTCCTTCGCGGCCGCGGCGACGCGGCTTGCTTTCAGCGCCGATTCACCAAGAGAAAAATCGGTGCGTACCATTAATGCCTTCATGTGCTTTCCTTCGTGGTTCTTTTTTTATTTTTAACGCTGTCAATCGGGAATCCGACAAACTTCCCAAAGATAGCCTCAATGTTTTTACGGGCTTCATCATGACAGCGAGATCTGTCACCACATCGTGCGCAGATCTCGCTTTTTACTGAGGCTGTCAATGCTGAGCCAAAGCAACCTTTATTCATCACCAAAGACGCGCTGCGCAATCTCGGTTGCGGATACCGCACTGGTGGACGGTAATTTATTGATGAAAGACTTCGTAACGCCTTTCTTGAAGTTTTTGTGCGCCATCCCGATCATTGCTGCATTGCGCAGTTCACGCGGCCCGATGGGTTGGCTAATATTTCCTGCCTCATACCCGCTACGGATTCGGGTTGCGAAATCGATAAGCATGGTCGCGTACACTTTCGGTAAACCCATTTTCTCCAGCATCGCGGACTCATGAGACCTGTCCATGTACTTGACGTGTGAGACGATGCCGAAACGAGAGAAGTTAGCTGCGTTCTGGATATTCGTGCCCTGATACAATCCAGTTTCATCACCGGAACCATTGGTGTTGCCAGTTCCGATGAAAGCGAATCGTTTATGCGGTTCGACGTAGCGCCACTCCGGGGTCGCTTCTTTGATGATCAGTGGCTCACCTTCCAACACTGGCTGGTAAACGCCAAGGATTTGCGGGAATGCGAAATCATATTCATCGGCCAGATAAACCCACCCGTTACGCATTGCACTTGCCAGAAGACCTGGCTCGAAATAAGTTGCACCACCACGCACAAGAATCTGGCCGCAGATGTGCGACTCTTCAGTGGACGCGGTGTGCTGCGCACGGATGATAGGGCGGTTTAGTCGAGCGCAAAGCTGAGTTGGCAGCGTGCTCTTGCCGGTTCCTGCGTGACCCCATAGATACCCAGGGATACGCATCTCGATCATCATAAGCACGTCTTTGAGCAACTCGATGTCGCCGAACACATAGTCAGGGTTTACTTTTGGCACAAACTCCGGGAATGGCTTATTGATGTTTACGGTGATGCGCAGCGGCTCGCCAGATGCCGTCTTCAGTAAGTCAGCATCGAGACCGAGTATTTCATGTACTGCGACCTTTTCGACCATATAGTCTTCGAAGCCGGCGTACCCAACGTGAACTGCAGCCGGTTCTTCTTTCTTTTTGGCCTGATGTTCTTTTAGACGTTTGGCGGCAGCGGCAGACATAGTCGGCGCTTCAGGAAATGCAGCAACATAGATTTTCATCAATTCATTAGGCGTCTTGTCTTCGTGTTCTTTCGGGATGCCAGAGCATTTTTTGCCAATAAAATGAGAACCGACATGATGGGTCTCGCCGCCACACCATTTGCACGAAATAGGCGTTTCTTCGATCTCGCGAGATTTTTCTTGTTCAGCGACTGTTTTGTTCTGCATTTCGACCGACATGTGTTTTCCTTTTGAAGTAGTTCTGATGTGTCAATGATACTTATATATAACAGGCAAGGAAATAAGTATTTACTTATCATCCTTGCCCAAAAAAACGGCTACGAAAGTAGGCGTTGCATTTGCTTGATGAGCGTTTCGGCTAAATCACCAACATTGTTCAGACAGATGTTGTCGCGGTAGAAGCGACGCGGAGCGTCTGTCAAAATCCCGATCCCCAGAAGATGGATATCGGTATCCTGCTCAATCTGTTTTGTGACCATTTTCAGGTGGCCAGTCAAACCACTCCCCTGAGCCGCTGGGCTTCCGTCACTAAGCACAATCATGATTTTGCGATCTTCCTGGCGGCCAGAGAAATGTTGAAGCAAGGCCAGTATGCTTTCTCCATCGATATTTTCAGCCAGTATCATCGTACCTGCGAGAGCGCCAAGGTTGCATATCGTTTGTTTGCTGGATATCGGCGTCTCCCACCCCTTGATAATTGGCAGAAAAAGCGCTTCAGAGCGGTTAAACTCGGACTTCCCAGGCATCGCCAGAGAAGATGTTGTGAAGCCGGTTATCATAGTTTTCACGTTGATACGCGCCAATGCATCCGCCAGTGTGTAGGCTGCTGCACAAGCTGTCTTGATTTTTTGCCCTCTCATGGAGCCAGACATATCAATAACAATCTGCACGCATGAGTTGACCGCGCGTTTGACCTCCAGCTTGCGAAAAACTCGGTCATCATCGACGGACAGGCGATACAGACTTGGGCCATGCAGTCGGCCGCGACGCTGACCTGGAACAAACTGATTGCGGTTCTGGCTGGCTATCGTTCGCTCAAGATCTTTAGCGAGTGTCGCGACGATGTCATCGCCAATTAGAGGCTTAATATTCTTATTGAAGACGGCCTCATGTTTTGGGATCACCATGTAGTTATCAGCGTCACCGTACATGTGGAACCCTTTCGGCGAAGCGGCCAGAACGTTTCTGAAGAACTCCGATGCGTGCTCAAGCCTCCCCATAAAGTCGTAAGTGCGCTCATACGGACGATAGCCGGTCGACAATTCGGATTCGCTGGAAATAATCATCTTCATTGCCCCTTCCATAGACATATCCATGGCGCCTTTTGGTAGTTTGGTCGACTCCAGCTTTTCCAGATCGCCTTTTGTTGGTTTGGGAATATCACCCGCTCCGCTTTCTGCATCGCTCGGTTCGTCCCCGATACCATCTGACTTTTTGTCTTCTTCGGATTCAGCAGAACCGCCATCTCCTGCATCGGCCGATGCAGCTTCACTTCCTTCGCTCTCGGATGATTCCGGGGAACCCTTTTCCTCCCCATCTCCAGGTGCGTCTGATTGTTCTTGCTCGTCAGACTCATCATGCCAGGGCAGATCGCTGCCACTACCACAATCGCCTTCGGACGGTTCGCTTGACGATTTCCCTTTTCCTTTTTCTTTGCTATCTGAACCGTCAGGTTCTTTGCTTTCCATTGGCTTGTCGACCAGCAGTCGGACAATTAGCGCGGCCACTGCCACACTGTCGCTCGTGCTGCTTATTTTGGGGATCATCTTATCGACACCATGTTTAATCAGGATTGATACCGGCTCTTTAACGCTTTCCCAGCGGTCTTCCATGTAGTCGATGAACGGCGTTTGATCATTCCAAGCACGCAGCACGGGAACCAGATAGAACTCCATAAACATGCGGGTCTGATCGCCCAGCTTTTCAGCAATGGCCTCCATTTCTTTAGGAATGAAAACCGTATCGATGACATGCTTTTGTGTGTTGATGAGGTTTGCTCTGGAGCCTTTGAACATCTCCCCCATTTTTCGCTCAATGAAGGTGTCTTCTACGGCGTTCCAGACGAAGCTGGTGGCTTTCGTACTGTCTGTGAAAAGGACGTGAGCGACTTCGTGGTCGATGAATCCGCGTATCGCCATCAGAAACTTGTCGCTGGCGTCATCGGGTATTGATGGTATGCAGATGCAGAGTGGTTCGCCGGCTTTGTTGTATTCAACATATGCTTTATCTCCACGTTCTATGACGGGGATGTTGCGTGCAACCAGCATTGAAACGACGTTTTTAATCGCTTCGCGAAACTTAGTGATATCTTTAACTGAAGTCTTTTTCATGACATACCCATAAATAAATGCTTACTATTTATGGGTATGATAGTCATAATCAATGAAAGTATAAAGTCAAAAAGGAAGGGTAAATCTTAGTTGGTGTGAATGCAAATGAGAGTGTAGTTCGAAATTCCCTGTACTAAAGCGAAATCCTTATCTAGATGATTAATATGGAAAAAAAGATCATCGGAGCCTGCTATGTGTCCATCTTTCGCGCCCAGTTCGCAAATGATGTCGGCTCCAATCTGGTCACTCAAAGATATTGCTGATAGTTTTGTCGCCGACGACATCCAGTTCAAAATTGCATTCATGTTAATACCATTAAATAGTTTATTGCTTATTTGTATGTCTTAAATGATTCATATCAAAGTTACTATTATTTTTTTAAGATTACAACAAATTTGCATGAAAAAAGCAGTGTTAGCCTATTGATTTTTATTCTATTTTGTGGTTATTTAGCGCCGTCGCCCAAAGTTGGCGGTGTGTATTTACATTTTTGGTTCAGTGGTTTAGTCTTGAGCAATACGTAAATATGTGGTTACTTACTAAAATGATTTAATAGTATGTGGTTACTTACTTACTTACTTACTAAAATAATTCAATACAAGGCAGACTATAACATGTACGAACCCAAAGGGCGTTACCGTCCGTTTATGACCGCAGCGATGCTCACCTGTGGCAAAACACAAGCTCAGATTGCAAAAGAAGTTGGATTTGAGAACGCTAACAACATTTCTCTCATCAAATCTGGCCGTGCTCATCTTTCGTTAGACAAGGTCATCCCATTCGCGAGAGCTGTCGGTGCGCCGCCAGACGATTTTATGATGATGTACTTATCCGAGAGATTCCCCGAAATCTATGAATTTGTTAAAAAAATAAAGAATGAAAATGATGATCTGAAGAGTAAGTTAGGTATTACTGATTGATCTTACATGTTTCAATTAAGAATTTAGAGTATGCTGACATTGCCTCGGACATTCGGTCAAGATAGTCGTGTCTGTCATAGACGCGATCTATTCCCTCAAGACTGTGGTTCATGATTTTACGAGCCACGTCTTGCTCTACACCGAGTCGAGAGAGTGTACTTCTGGCCGTCCTTCGTAAATCTCTGATTTCGAAGGGTGCCGGAAGGTTATCGGAAAGATAACCTCTACTCATAATTCTTCTTGATGCCTGAGCTATCAGAACCTTGGATGCAGGCTTCGTCACATTCTTTGGGGAGGGAACTAGCCACTCGCTATTCCCGGCTGCGGCCATCATTTTATTAATGCACAGCTTCATTATGGGGCTAATGGGTAGTGAATGTTCACGACCAGACTTATTCCTACTACCCTGATTCCATACATCATTATTGAGATCGAATTCAGCTCGTTTAGCCCGGAGCACTTCATCCGGCCGTCTGGCTGAGCAGAGCACGAAACGCGCGGCCCAACGCGTGCTCTCTGAAACATCGGCAAAGTCCCACATGTGCCAAAATTTTTCCAGCTCATCATCCGACAACACACGCTCCCGAGGTCTTGGCTTCAGTCCGCCAGCAACTTTGTTAAGAGACATCGCTCCAAGTGGGGAAGTCTCGATCACGCCCTGGAACTCACACCATCCAAGGAACTGTTTTAAAACAGAAAAAACGCGCCGGCTTTGTACTAACTTGCCATCCAACACCAGGGCATTAATTAGTCTGTTAACTGTGAGGCGGTTGATATCCGAAACTTTTTTGTTGCCGATCGCCGGCATTGCGTGAACGAGAATACAGTGAACACCTAGCTCTGGGCGCCGTCGCGTCACAAGGAGTGATAAGCGCGTGAAAAACATAAAGGCTTCACTGAATTTCGAATCGGCATCCATGGTCATCATTTGCGAACCGGTCATGGCTTGGCAGCGCTGGAGATATTGAACTGTTTCAGCAGAACAATTTTCCAAAGCTTTATCGATTTCGAACGAATTTAACATCGCTGCCTCCATGTAACTGTATGTATGTACAGTATTTAACGGTATTTTAGCTATAAGGTCAACCAAAGATAACTGGTTTTTTACTGTGATTCCATACCTATAGAGTATGGAATCACAAAAAGGGCGTTATTTAAAATCTGAAGACAAAGTGAGGGGATTTTCTCTGGTTTTAGTAAGATGTATTTGACGTGTTACAAAAATTCTCGTTTACTACATCTGAAGCGAAGTTTGTAAGTTGTGCATCTTGAATTTGAGCAGGTAGGCGCAAGACAAATAACTCGGTCATAGCTAGTCACTTTGTCCGAGATGATTTCGAGGAGTTGTTAAGGTATGAATTCTTCTCTGAATTGTTTGGCTAATGTGGCCAAATACGTCATTTGAAGATAGTCTCGTCCGTCTTCGTGGGCATAAGGATGAAGGACGGCTAAAAGTGAGTAGCAGTTTTCACTCATCTCATTTTGAGCATAGACGAGGCAGCTGTTGCTTACCCTGTGCCACTGCAAAGTCGCCTGGTCTGGAGGCGGGCTGTTCTTGCCTTTAGGGGCATATGGTGCGGGAAACTTGTTGTTCCCAATTTCAAGGTGGAGATGCCACATTTTCGCTGCTTTGACTTCCTCTGGACGGTCGTAAAGAGTGTCTCGGCCAAAGTAAGTAGGAAGCATTCCTGAGGTCTTGTATACCGTGAAGTCATTGATGATACTTTGCTCCAGTTCAGGGAAAACTGTAAATACTGGAACAAAGAAACGTGCATAAGTTTGAGGATGGTATGTTACAGAAATTTGCAAGGCGCACCTCAGTGATACATAGCTGTGGTGCCGTGGTCTGCAAGCGCGGCCAAGGCTTCCATATTGATACTACTTTCATAGAGTTTGGGAATGTTTATCATCTGAGCTATCAAGCCGTTCAGATTGGCAGCGGCAGATCGAGCCTTAGCAACAGCAATAAGGACTGGTTTTAACTCAGACTGTTGTTGTTTGTTGGCCTCATAATAGGAATCTTTAAGTGTTGCCTCTAAGGTTCGTAACTGAAGCTCGCAAAGATCAACTTTTTGAGGGTTTAGCAGACCAATAACGACGTAAGCTGCATGCTCGTCTGAATCATGTAAATTCCAGTAAGCTTTCTCAAGTAAATCACGAAGACCGTTGATAGTATTCATGGCTTCATCAACCGAGTTTACTGTTTTTTGGCGGAAAACGGTAGAAACTTGAGTGTCAGCTTTGATTGGGAGACAAAAAGCACTAGCCTGCTGCATAAGCAGACCGACTGCGGCCGTTACTTTTACAGTATCTATGATTCTCATTTTGCCTTTCCCATTTAGTACATCTTTTTTCATAACGTCATTGTAGCGTATTTTATGACTAAATACATATTGGATTTCTAACACAAACCCATCACCAAGCTTCACCACCTGTCATACCCAAACTCATCCTTTTCACGCAGCAGTGGTTCGCCACGATACCGGTGTCCTTTCAATGAATCGCGCTTAGTTGGCACTTCATCATAATCAACAGCCGTCTCGAAAAAGTGATGCGCCTCATTCGGATCAGCAAAACACCAGCGATACCGGAATGGGGAGACCTCGTCAATATCCATACAGACTGACGTCGTGAATGCCAGTTTCAGCACGCCAATCCAGCTATCGTCGGCCAGCTGCCGCACTCTCAAAAAACCTTGCTGTAAAAGGTATTCATGCATCTCTTCGGGTGTCATTCGTTTAAAGCTCATTACGTGATCTCATTGGTTTGTGTCGTTTAATTTTAAGCGACTCAAAAAGGTTGACCATGAAAGAAGAGAGGGGCCAAGCGGCCCCTTTCTTAAAGGATGGATGCGATGGTCGCCAGTTCGGTGTATCCGCCAATCGGCTCGCCCTCGACGAAGATCTGCGGAACCGTTCGCACCGGCTTCCCGACCAGCTCGCCCAGAGCGACAGCGTCAATGCCGGCTTCGACAATGTCGATATACTCATAGTCACCATGACCCTGAGATTTTAACTGCTTAGCCAGCTCTACCGCACGTTTGCAGTAAGAGCAGCTGTCCTTTCCATAAATAACGATTTTCATGCTTTCCCTTAGCAAGATAAAGATGTGATGCTTTGACCAATGGGGCCACCACGCATTGACGCCAGTACGCCGATACTAGACGTCTGAACAGGCGGGGTCACTTTTTCAAACACCGTTTTCAGGTGATCTTTAATGCTATCCCACTGCGCTTCCGTTGGGATCTGACCGCCCAGCTCGACGAATCCCTGAAGCCAATATGCAAATTGCTCTGATGTCATATCAGCCTCAAAAAGTGGTCGGTTTTGCGATGCTGCGGATCACGGCCATAAAGCCTTTCTGTAGGTCAGTTTTGCCGATAGCCAGCCAGCGTTTATCCGGCAGCTGAAGTGAGTTTTTGGCAAACTCCGCACGTTCCAGTTTCTCGACGAACTCACCCACTTTCTGGGCCAGCTCTTTGCCTTCGTTCATCAGAGCGATTTCTTCGGCCGACAGGTCGCGATAGCCTTTAATTTTGGTGTGCTGATCTTTCACGGCACCATCTCCACAATTACCCAATCCTCGGCCAGCATGTCAGTCTGGGATGCCAGCCATGGCACAAATTTGCCGTCAGCTGTTTTCATACCAATCCAGGGCGCCAGCTCCAGATCGCGAGCAATGCCGCAAGCGACGTCGTATTGTTTGCCGGACACCATGCGCAAGAACATACCTTTGCCGTTCCAACCTTTGCGAGCTACGCGATGGCCATCTTTCAGCATCTCGATTGCGATGCCAAAAGATGCACCTACCCTGGCGGAGTGAATAGTGGTTTCGACTGACAAATAGCCCGATTCAAACGGCCCTTTTGGCGAGTAGGACTCATAACCGTTTTCATAGCGGACGAAATATCCACCAACTTGAGGCTGGTGCTTGTTGAGATAAGTCTGATCTACTTCGACTTTTGCCACATGCTTGCGGAAGGATAACAGCATTGTCTGCCCCTCGATTTTCGCAATCTCAGCCGCTTCCACGATTTTAATGCTTTGGTACTGCGGTAATTTAACTTTTGTCATTTCAATATCCCTATTGATAGGCATTTAAAGCCACTTTGCAGAGTTCAGAGCGGACGCAATCGTCGGCTTCAAACTCAATCAACCCAACGTGCGCGTTTGGTTTAAAGCGGCGCAGTGCGTCGGATAGCCCGGACTCTTTATTACCAGGTAGGTCACACTGCGTCACATCGCCGTTCACGATAACCGTAACGTTCTCACCCATGCGGGTCAGGAACATCTTCATCTGTGACGGTGTAACGTTTTGCGCTTCATCCAGAATAACCACTGCGTTTTCGAACGTCCGGCCACGCATGTAAGCGAACGGGGCGATTTCTACTTTGGCAATCTCTGGCTTGAGACAGTATTCGAGGAAGGATGCGCCCAGACGCTTCTGGAGAACGTCATAGACGGGGCGGAAGTATGGGGCGAACTTCTCACCCACATCGCCCGGAAGGAAGCCCAGATCTTCGTCAGCTTGTAATACGGGGCGAGTGACGATGATTTTGCGGACGTCTTTATCCAACAGCTTCTGCGCGGCGACAGCCGTGGCAAGGAACGTTTTGCCGCAGCCGGCTTCACCGGTGGCGAACGTCAGAGGCTTGTTTTCGATGCTGATAAGATAATGCGCCTGAGCCTCGTTACGAGCCTCAACTGGCGTATTGTCTCGCTTTGGTCGTGGGGTCTGAGTGTCGGTCAGCTCATCGACAATAACGTAATCAACACGACGGCCGCGGAACGCACGATTCTCTTTTACTGCTTTACGCGCTACCTTACGCGCATGTTTGCGTGATGTACCCATTTTGATTCCTTTCAAATGGTTAGGTGTCGCAATAAATATAACTGCATTGGATAAGTAAATCATTACTTATTTTAAAAATAGCAAAAAGGAGCCGCGAGGCTCCTTTGATTATTTGCGCTAAAAGTGTCTATCGTGATGCTCAATGGTCGCTGTGGGTCGAAGTACAGCTTAAAGGCCAATGTCGCCATCAGTCTTTAAGCTGTAGCCTCCGAAGAGGCTACGGCCACAATCAGTTCTTACCGGCGTTAACCACAACACCTGCACGACCGGCATCAGCTTTGGCGATTTCGAGGCGGGTTTCGCGCTCTGCGGTAATTTGACCGCGCAGCTCTGCAACCTGTGCTTCCAGATCGGTGATGCGTTGGTTTTTAGCAGTAGCCTGGGCTTTGTGCTCCGCCAGCTCAACTTTATGCTGGGATACCAGATCGCGGTTCTCAGCGCCAAATTTAGCAGCAGCAGCCTGATAACCAGCTTCACGCGCTTCGGATACTGCGTACTCGTTGTCGGTTTTGGCCGCGACCAGGTCGGAGTTTAGTGCATCCAGATCAGCGTGAGTGATAACGGCATAACCGCGCGCTTTCATCAGCTCGGCCAGAACCTTGTCTTCGTTTTCGATTACACGCAGACGCAGCTGGGCTTTGGATTCGCGCTCGGAGGCGGCGATCTGGTTTTCGATATCAGCCAACTGACCCTGTTTAAATTCGATTTCTTCAGTCAGAGTTACGGTTGAAGCGGCTAAAGACGCCAGATCGGAGAACAGTTTTTGGCCGTCGGCAACAACTTTAACCAGCGCTTTAGTAGAACGCTCAGCTACGGTAATAACCTTTTTTACTTCAGACATGTGTTTTCTCTTTGTAGTTTATTTGTATGGTTCGCGGCGTTACTTTTCTGACCGTACAGTCTGAATTTCACGCTACTTGCACTTTACGTTAGTGCCAGACGAGGCTTGTGGCTCGGGCCTAATGGCTGTTTATGCGGTTGATGGCCGCACCATTTTGGCCTCGACACTAAGAGATGTATGGAATCACATCATCTTAGATAAGTTACCCAAGCAGGACTCGAACCTGCATCATCGGACTCAGCATCCTCTCGACTTACCGTTTTGTCGCATTGGGCATTCAATCTGAAGGACTCTCGAAAAAGCCCTTTAGGTTGGCGCAAACAAGCGGAATCGAACCACTCTCTACCGGATAAGACGTCTTCCTCGGTCGCAGTCAACCAGACTGCTTTGTTTGCTTGCACCTCTTTTATCGTTAAGAGGAAACGGACTGAGCCTGTCACCAAACAGCGGAGGCATATTTGATGGCCTGGAGTAAAGATCGAGGCGATGAAAAAACCTCTTCAATCGACTAACATCTCAGTCTGCCGGTGTTCGCCACCTCCGGCTGGGCTATGGCCTACATATCAAGCTCTAAACGAGTCTATCAATAGCAGAAGAAAGTCCGATCGTTAGCACGCACTTTCTCAAAACCTTCTACACGCTTTGAGAAAGGCGCTGCGTCGCAATTTCAAATTAACCCAAGATGAAATGAGACATTAAGTAATCACACACGACGCAGCTGTTTGGGCGGTCAGTTGCGGACTGAAACCGGGATATGGTTATTGAAAATGCTCCTAACCACCCAAACAGCTGAAACGTGGGAGAGTGACGCGGGAATCGAACCCGCAATCCTCAGCCTCAAATATGCTATTTGCATTTCACACATCAGGCATCGGAATAAACCTTTAAGTCACCAGACTTCGCTCGCCGACGCTATGCACAGCTAATCGACAAACTAAAAGGCCATCACCCATGTTCGCAGAGACTCGCCGTCTGACTCTATCGCGTGGTTAAGGGTACGTGGGTCAGTATCGCCTATTCACCAGCAAGTCTCTGCTATCCATTAGTAATCACACCGGATCAGTGCGCCGAATTTGTTAATGAGGAATCGGAAGACCTCACTGACTTATAGGCTGTTAAGCCGCCATCAGAACTACATCATCGTTTGCATTTACTTTGTTGGTCAGTTTCTAAAAAACCGCAAAGCCGCTTAACGTCGAAAACGAGTTAATCTTAGTGAAAACTTATAGATAAGTAAACACTTATTTATCTTTGTTTTTATTTTTTTTGACGGTTACGACGTAACCCCTTGTTGTTACAGTATAACTTCTATCGTCTCGAATCCCATCCCAGCGGAGAGATGTTAAGCTAATCAACCTCGATACGACGTTTTCCATCATGTCGTCATTAACGAAAAACTTAACCGTCACCATATCAACGATCCGAGATACAGCTCTCGTCACGGTGTAAAAAATACAAACTAGAATAAATGCGAGTAAAATATAGTCTGTCATTTAACATTCCTTATGTCAGTTGAGTGAACCACTCGATATACGCGCCGCCCAAAGCAAATGACGCCAGTTTTAATTTCCTGCTTAATCAAATCGTGGGTAACAACTACGCCGAGTAGAAACCCGGCGATAGCTCCCATCAAAAGATATGGGATCAACTAAAAGCTCCTGCGTTGACAAGTTCAGCCAGAACAACCCTGCCTCTGGTCGTCAGCTGAAAATTCTTTTGCTTCCCTTCAGGGGAGATATTTTCAACGAACCCCATCCGCTCCAGTTTTGCACGAGTCTTCGGGCGCCAGTGTTCGTAGAAATTCTCCCACTGGCTTATTTCTCGAAGCGTGCTTTTTTCCAACTTACTTAACTGGATCATCTACACCTCCCACAGCTAATCCCTTTGCCTCAGAGGTCACATCGACGATTCGGTAGATTCGACCTCTGAACTCCATAACCCCAGCCTTGATACTGTCCTTCTTTATCGACACAAAAAACATTCCACCCAAAACAAAGCCCAGCAAAAAGGTCGACAGACCAAAGCCAATAAGGTCACTTATCATTCCTTATCCCCTATGCGGTCTTCAGTGTCACGCAGACAGGACGGCCATTTCAGACGAGGGTGACGCAAGCTGCCGTCTGGCGTCTCTTCGTGGGCATTGACCTTCACGATGCGCCCGATGTACTTATCCTGATTGTTCCAGATCTCATCCAGGTACATGTGTTTAATGCCCGATGCCTCGACCTCAACACCGTTCTCCAGGCGAATAGTTACCGAGCCGAGAGTGTGGGCGAATGCCGAATCCTCTTTACCTGGCTTGAAGCCGATAATCTCACCGTCAGCTTCGATCTCGTCCTTCATCTTCCACCAGCTCTTGGTGCGCTTAAACTCGTAAACGGAGAACGGATCTTTCGCCATATAGCCTTCTTCGTTGGCGTCCAGAGCCGCCATGAACAAGTCGATAAACTCTTTATGACTATGTACTAACTGGAAGTCATGCAAACGCACGTCGCCTTTGTACTGACTGTCCGGGCGGCTCTTCCAGTTTGTCCAGCTGCACAAGTCGATATGGCGGTCTTTTAACTTGCGGCCTTCTTTCTTGTACTCCTTGGTTTTGGCAATGGCTTTCCATTCCGGCAAGAAGTAATCGAAGACGTGGAATACGGCGCCAATAGCTGATACGCCTTTTTTACGCAGCGCTGAGATGGAATCGTTGAACGAGCCGGCCGTCGCTTCGCCATCAAAGAAGATGTGCTTATGCGGCGTCATACGCGCCAAATCTAATACCGCTGGCTTCAGATGGTCGAGAGACGTTACCGGGTTGCCGGTACGAGACAGGAAGTTAACCTCTGCCTCGTCAACGATGACTTCGGCAATGACGCGCATCCCGTCCAGCTTGAGGCTGGCAATCATCGGGAACTTGGCTTTCGGGTTTTCCTTGAACGGGTACTTGTCGCCTTTTTCTTTGTACGACGTCGCCAGCTGAACCTCGAACACCGGAATCGGGTTGTCGAAGATTTTATTGCACAGGCTAATACCGATGCCGGCCTTCGGATCTTTAATCAGGAAGCGGCGGAACACGTCTTGCCCTTCCTCTGTCATGTCTGAAATAGCCTGCTCCACCATCGCAATAGCGCTGTTACCAGTGAGCTTACGGCTGGCCAAGGAGTTGAGAATATCGATAGCGTCTTCATCAGAGATTTTATTCTCAAGCGCTGGCTCCGCGACGCTGTATTTCTTCACCCCGAATCGGATGAATGGGTTAAGCATCAGTGACACCATGCTTTGTTCGAATGCGTCCAGCTCAGCCAGGGCTACTTTCTTGGCATTGGTTCCCATAGCTTTAATGGCGTCTAATTTTCCACGCAGAGCAATCAACTTTTCCATTATTGAAGCTCTCCCGCAACAACGACAGGCTCATCCTGAGAATCGAGGATGTCGCACTGTTCGCTTTGCTCTACCATCGGTAGATCACTCGGTTTTGGTTCGTAGGCATCAAGAAAATCGACGGCGTCCATGGAGAAAATCTCATTTTCTTTGTTTTTGAAAATGACAGTCAAAGGGAAACCGGGCTTGGCGGTAAGCACGTTGCTAAGGCACACCATCTCGTAGACGTCGTCAGAGTCCTTAGCGGCCCACAGCTTACATTCAGGAACGATCGGGCGAAAAACGATGTTGCGGTTAATCTGGAAGCTGTCGAACCAGAGTGTTCTTTCACCTTCGTTGACAACGTCAATGCTCACGGCAATACCATGAGACGATGCTGCCTTTGGCAAGCAATTAATCCATTGCGGAACGTCCGCGGTAGTGTAGATCATCTGGCATACTTGGCCTACTTGTGGCTCGAACTGACTCATGTGTTTTCCTCTGTTTTATTAACTTCTGCGTTTACCGCTTCGGCGTAAATGTCGACGAGAACGGTTGGTTTTTTGATTTCCGGCTTTGGCGTCACTCTTGAGCCAAACGTCGCAGCACGCTTGTTGCGCGTTGCGCTTTCAGCTGCACGACTCTCAATTTCCTCTCTCAGCTTACGCATCTCTTCGAGGCCATCGATGAAGTAAATCCGCTCGCCTGTTTTAACTTCTTCCAACATCATCTTGACCGCACGACACTTGCCGGCACGAATGGCTGTCGCGCACGAATCGAATGAACCAGGCGGGAGTCGATTCTCTTTAAATGCCAGTACGGTGTGCTGACACACCGTATAGGAAGAGCGCGTCGGCGATCCGTTGATTAGAAGTTCCTCGCACAGCATCGAATAGCTATTACTGCCGCTAATTGACGGAAATTTGCTAAAGTTGGTTTTCATAGATACTTATAGTAAATGTTTACTTATCATTGCGCCAGTCTAATGCTCTGGCGCAGGCTTGAAAGATTTTTTACGAGGGGATTGTTACCAAGAACCCCAAAGAGGGTTTTCCGCGACGAGGCTGTGTACTTCTGCATGTTTTATCGCTTCACGGACGTGAGCGAGAGCGTAGCTTTTGCCTTCTGAGAGCATGGCGGCTTTGTCATAACCAAGACGGGTAATCATTTCACCAGGTCTTGCGAAAAGACCGCCGAAGCACTTCGACACGGCCTTAACCGACTCAATCTCATCCATTTCCCCGTCGTATTCGCTGAAGAGCTGCATTTCAATGCTTTCATTGAAACGGTTTTTTGCCTGAGACGACTTCTGGTCTAGGATCGCGTCAATGATGCCGCCAGGTGCTTTAAGTGAAAAGGCACGAGAATAGCCTGGCGTCTCGAATGCGCTCGAATGCACGGCCGTAATGGCAGCAGTCTCTGGTGTATCATCTACAATTTTAGGGATCTTCGGCATTGAGACAACTTCTGTCGTCATCGTAGCCCTAAGTGAGCGCAGGACACGATCAAACTCTGGAGCCTGCAGGACGCCGCTTTCCAGCATATAGTTAGCGAAGTTTTTTACCGCTGCAGGGCCGACGTATGATTCATAATCCTCGGCTTTTATCATTATCGACTTCTCGTAGAGTGACATCGCCGGCCGCGGGCTTCCTGCATAAAAAATACCTTGGAACACCTTCGCCTTCAGATAGTCCTCGGCGACGTCAGTAAGGTTGACGATGACGAACAGCTCGAAGTTCCGATCAGCCGTTAAAGTTGACGAAATGTAAATCCAAGGCTCGTTAGGGGTGGATATGGTGACAGGCATCTTAATGCTGATGCGTTGATTCGCCTTTTCACAAGCCTCTTTAACTATCCGTTCTACATCTCCATCTTTAAAGATGTGCGCCGCTTCGCTAATGGCTTTTCTGACGGCTTCGTCGATGCTCTTGATATACATGTGCTCTCCTTTTTTTATGAATCTTATACAAAATGATAAGTAAGTGCTTATCTTTTTTACGGTCAGAGAAGTGCTTTAATACCGTGTAGTTTCGCCATCATTTCGAGCATCTTGGTGTATGGCTTCGCTCGATAGTAGGCTTTCAGAACCTGCTCGATTGTCGCATCGCCTGGGTCTAAGCCTTCCTCTCCGAGACACGCGATTTTCACACGCAACCCGATGCCGGCTAATCGCTTGGCTGCGCCAAACGTGTTGTGTATTGCCTGTTTTTCGGAGTCCCACATCATGACGACCGTCTCTAATCCCTTTTGCTTCAATCTCAAGAATGCGCCAAGCTGATCCTCGGTTTCACCATCCAGCGTGCCGGACAAGTGCATACCGAACGTTCCTATCGGCTCCACATACTCTCTCAGCGATTCCTCAGCAAAAAGAGCACGCTTTATGCCCATAACGTCAAAAGCGCCCTCAGAAACGATTACAGTGCGCTTCCCGATGGCATTGTGTCCGTTGTACAGGAACTTGCCAGATGCCGGCAGTGATATTGGAAAGAGATAACGACGATCTGACTCACCAGTAACGTCGCGCCCCTGAAACGTCCGCATTTTGCCGTCCAAATCGTAAATGGGGATCAAGATGCGCATATCGAAAGACTGGACGTGCGGTCGTCCATTTCGCTCATCGAGATAAACGTGCGTACCCTCTACGCAGTACCGCAGATCAAAGTAGGTCGCCAGCTCCGGGGAGATGTCACGATCAACAAGATACGTTGGAAGTTGGCCTTCAATTGGCAGCTGATAATGTGGAGGCAGGATAACTTCAGACGTCAGCTCAACATCCGACTTTAGCTCAATCTCTTCTTCTTTTGGGCGCCAGCCTTGCTGCATCAGTTCGTTGCGGATGTAACGCTGCAATCCGCGCCATGATTCGCCGGTATGGTATTTGATGAAGTTCAGCTTGTTAAACTGCACCTCCTCCGGGTGATCACCGGCGAAACACTTGCCAAGGCCAGTAGTCAGGTTGAAGTAAACCTTCCACTTACTACTTTTGCAGCACGGACATTCACGGATGTTGACTTCACGCCCCTTTGAAGTCCTTGAGCCACGACGATACGAGATCCCCTCTGTATCAAGCCACTGCTCAAAGTCGAATTCTTCCATTAGTTCTTTTAATTCTGACATTTGATAAACCTTGCATTTAGCCGGCCATAGATTAATATGGCAGTACATGTGTTTTCTTTTGTGGTTTTATTAGCAAAAGAAAGCTTGAATTTCTGTATTGAAATTAAGGCGTTCCGCTTTGGAACGCCTTCATTTTTCCTACATAACGTCAATGATTCGCTTAATGAATCGCATCTGTTCCAGATCCTGAAGCACTCGCAAACTAACGCCGCCTTTCTGGTTACGAGAACCAGCAAAATACAGACGTGCCTCGCCTTTAGCTTCTTCCTCTTCGGTCTTGTTGATTGAGATAATCAGGTCACAGATACGCACCTTCTCGATGTTGTCCGCGGCGTGCATCATCGTCGCAACTTCAGAGGAACCACCTTCACGGTTGGTCTGGGACGCTGTCATACCCGCCACATCGTGCTTATCCATGACAGCACGTAAGTCGGTGTAGATGTCCTTCACATCATTGCGCGGGTCTTTGGTTGGCGTGGTGGCACGCATCAGATCCGCATAGTCGACAATGACCATGTCAGGTATCATGCCATTCACTTTCATGTTGCTGAGTAAGCGGTCAAGGTCTGCAGGTGAAAATGTATTGGCGCGACGCTCAACAATCCACATGCTTCCGATTTTCCCATCAGCACCCACAGAGCGAAGCTTTTCCGCAATATCATCGCGGCGCTCAATAAGTTTTGACATTTCTGTTTCGGAGATACGGGCGTCCCAGCGATCTGACAGGATGTCTTTATGTACCTCCAGTGAGACATACAGGACGTTGTAGCCTTTCAGCGTGGCATTGATGCCGAACTCACCCATGGCCGTCGATTTACCCGATTTTGCGAAGCCCATGAACAGAACCAGTTCTTTACGCCCCCAGCCTTTTTGGTGAAGCATTTTATCCAGTAACGGAATGCCTGTTGTTACGCTGTTAGGCACGAAGTCATCGGACGCCTCGTATTCGCGACGCTCATGTCGTTCGCCGGAACGTTCATAGAAGCTGTACACGTCATCCATATCGGATGCGCCGACCATGTCCACCTTCTGCATGACCTGCATCGCACGCTCAAACTCGCCTTTCTCCTTCAGCTCCGCCGCCTTGATGAACGCATCATCAAAAGCGACCGAACGCGCAAAAGTCACGACGCGGTCAATCATGTAGCCGGTGTCTTCCAGCTTCTCGGTCAAAATACGCTTCATCGCATTAACGACTTCAGGCACGAACTCTTCTCGAATCTTTCCGCGCTTCTTCGCCTCCTTAATCATGTCGATGATGAACTCTTTCGACGGGGAGCTTTTGTACGAGCGGAAATAGCCGGCCACAATGCTGACCAGGTATCCATTTGCCTTGTTGGAGAATTGCTCAGGGAGAACCAGATCGCCGGCTCTGATCAGAAACTCTCTGTCTCGGCAGTAGTACGCAGTCAGGCGATCTTCAAACCCAGCGTCAAATTCTTCCGATAGCGGTCGTCCTGTGTGAACAGGCGTCTCAAGCGCTGAAGAGGTAGTGGTCATGTGCTTTCCTTATTGTTTTAAACAACTTGTTTTCTTAATTATGTTCAATCTTCGCAGGCGCTCAAATACAAGCCTTGAGCATCCTGAATAAGCTTTGGATACCGCTTTGCTGCCACAGCTTCCGGGATAAGACGACGGAGATAGACGGCTGACAGGACACCATTGACACGCAACGAAGGCTTCATCGCGTCAATGTGCTTAATGACCCACATGCAGTAATCTTTCTGCATTTCCGGGGCCACCAACTGCGGCATGTTGTGGTAGCTGAAGATGCTGTCATCGATGCGGATCTGAGAGCGGCGGGAAAGCTTCTGCTCAAATATCTCAACAAGATCGTCTTGCCAAAGATGCTGGGGGCGAGGGAGATTAGCCCACAGACGCTGCGCCGCGATGCTCAGTATCGTTGAGATGTAATACTCATACGAACAGCAATACTTGTCCGCAAACTGGCGAGCACGCCAAAGTGAGGTTTTTACCCCCATTCCGTGATCCTGATAGGCGACGCGCTTTAGTCCGGTACGATACGGAGCACGCTGGAAGTCGTCGCGACCGTGAGTCAGCATGATGCGTGCGTACTCGATCTTATAGATTTCAGAGAAAAGACAGGTGGCCACCAGCGGATGCATATTGCGGTAATCGAACCACTTTGTCGCAAACAACTCCGTCTCACCTGAGCAGCGAGAGAGACCAATGTTTTCGGATACCCATCTGTCCATGTCTGAGGTTGTCATCTCCTGCATGAACGCGTACTTTTCGCCGTCTGGTGTGTTTAATAATCTGTCCATACCTAAATAAGCTCTTACTTATTTTTTTTGGGAGATGATAAACGCTGGCGTGGGGTTTTGAAAGCGGAAAAGACAGGTTGTTGATGGCGGAGCAAAAGTCATACGATAGAGAATTAAGATGCTAAACTACGCAATGCCTACAACATAGATTAATAACTTATATTCGGGGTACATGGCAGTGATTAGTTCAAACATTAAACTATCAGCTCTATTATTATTTGCACTACTATCTAATTCAGCATGTGCTCAAGAAAAATATAACTCTGTGCTATCCCTACCAATGACACTTCCTGGCGAAGAAATACTAGACCCTTCTTCACCTAAAATCTCTGATTGGCATCAGTCCTGCAAACGTGCTGAGGATACTAAAAACGCTAGAGATTGGGGTTACTGCAAAGGGTATCTGGACTCCGCCATCCAGAGTCATTACGAAACCACGAAGAAAAGATGCCCGAACCTTTCAATCCAGAACTTTTTGGACGCAGTTGAAAAAGAAGCCTCTGTATATCAAGAACATAACTCAATACCGGCGAAGGGAAGAGATGGAAAGGCTATGAATGGTGTGAGAGTCTACAAAAAAAACACTCTTACGGAGTGGCAGCGCCCAGCTTTCTCTGTTCTTTCTGGCATTATTAAAAAGGAATGTACACTCTAGTCACCCCTATTATTTAAAAACAAAGACCAGATATATAATAACTATAGGAGCAAGGCTTTTAAACAACACCCCCAGACACAAAGAATAAGGCGCCTTCAGCGCCTGATTCTTTCAGTATTCTGGGAGTTTTAGGAGTCAAAACAGTGCCTGGCTCCTATATATATTTAATAGCTTTTTAAAGTCTTTAAAAGATAAAGGGGGGATCGCCGATCTACTTCTCCAGCTCACGGCGGATTTGTTCGCCGCGCATTTCTGCTTCAGACGCTGGAGTCTCGCGAAGCACGGCAATGGTTTCCGCAATACGCTCAGGCGATTCGCTGGCCAGATTCATGATGGCGGCACGAATAACGTCTGAACGCGTGAAGCGATTCCAGCGGTCAACGTTCTCCATGACAGAGATAAGGCTGATGAACTCATCCTCGATGCTCATCGTCCGGCTCTTGATACTGGACTTCCCACGAGTAGGTCTTCCCTGTGGTCGAGTCGGGGAGCGCATAGGTTGTTTTACTTCTGACTCCGTGGATTGCGAAACTTCTTCCGCGGCTTGTGGCTTTTTAGCCAGATCACCCATTTTCATTTTACTGCGCCTCCAGACTCATCAAATAATCAACCAACTCTTCAATCTCCGACTCCGCCTTTTTATCGCGGTCTTTTCCTTTCATTTCGAAGATAGACCGTCCAGCCTCTTCTGCATCGTCATACACGTTACGAGTGTAGATATTGGTTGGAGCACATTTAATGCCGAAAGACTCGATAATATCTTTGGACGAAAGGATACGAGACACCTGAGACGGCAGTGACGGGCACTGATTCAAGACAGCACGAATTTGAACTTCCGGGTTTGATGATTTTACGCTTTCGAGCACAGTGTCCAGATCTCGCAGTGACTTCAGATCGCGCCGCTTTGGTCTGAGCGGTAGCAGAACGATGTCGGCAATAAGCATAGCCTCACGCTGAATTTCTGAGTCGAAGCCGCCAGCATCAACAACGATGTACTCATACCGGCCATTCAAAGACTGAAGGTGCTTTACAATGTCATTCTCAATGTAAGAAAAGGCGATGAGATCGAGATTTTTATTATTGCGGCGCTCTTCGCACCATGAGGTTGTCGTCTGCTGGATGTCGATGTCGGTAATGTGAACCTTTTGGCCTCTCTTCAGTTGCAGACCTGCTGCTACCTGCTGGGCGACCGTAGACTTACCCGGCCCACCCTTCGTCCCGCCGACGATGATGAGTTTGGTTTCCATGATTATGCCTTGTAGTTTGTTTATTTTGAAAACAAGATGTTTTCTTATGTTTCTTATAGCCTAAAACAAACAAGGTATAGTGACAACAAAAACCATTCAACTAACTGGACGTATACTGGTCTATGTTAAAAACGCCCCTAAGCGATTTTGGGGCGTTTTCTCTTTAACTGGTGTGATTGCTTCTCCCCCATCCACAAACACGCTCACCGACGACGTCATGAGCCAGAATCTGTCTTTTGGTCTCCTGAGTCAGCACATCGTCTCGGGAAATGTATATCGGACTGGCCGTCTCACAGAATGAAAGGCTTTGATGTTGCTTAATCACGCATCCAGTTAGCAGAAAGCTCATCGTCCACAGCGCCATCACCCATGCGCCTGATCTTATCAGTCGTTTCATTTTTTACCTCAATAGTCGTGCTTAGCCGCTTATTCTCTTCACGTTGATTTTTAATCTCCGCCGATCGACGAGCTGCGCGGCCACCCAAAATATACGCCCCAAAAAGTACCGCAATGACGGCCGAAGCCGTCATTACGAACGCTTTGATACGGGCAATTAAGCCTTCAATCATTGCGCAACACCTCGCTGATACTTCCGCACCTGGGCTATGGCGATGAATACCGCTACGGCGATTGTCGCGATCCCAAAGACAATGCGAACAGTATCCCCGCTCGAAATATTGCCCTGAGCCTTATCCATTGCCGCACTGATCTGCGGAGCAACGTCGGCCAGTTGCGCCAGACCGATACCTGCTGTGACGGTTGCGCCGGCCGTTTCCTTAGTGACCGGAATGGATGCGGTGGTCTTCACGGGCTTAACGACACCAGCCCGGCGCAACCCTTCGTCAATGACGTCGATGTTGTACCAGGTGTTATCAGTTCGCAGCGGGCCTTTGCCGTTCTCATGGCGAATGATTGCCTCAACGGTCGGTCGCATAATCTCGTACTGATGCAGATCGATTTCCATATCAGGAGAAACGCCTACCGCTTTGGCGACAGCCTGAACATACGCCTCGGTGTCGTTTTCACTCGGCGGCGCCCAGCGTTCGATGACTTCGCGGATCGTATCGATTCGTGAGCCGTCTTTTGCTTTGCGCTTATCGTGATAGGTAATGAGCGTAACGGCCAGCGCACGCACACCCCATGTCGGGTCTTTGAAGGTGGCAAATCGACTTTCTGCCGGGTTAGCTATCAGACCTTGCCACGGATTCGTGTTATCCAGATTGCCTGGGTTGTTGTTGCGTATTCCTCTTGGAGTCATCCTTTTCCCCTTAGTTTCCAATGCCGCTTTTTACGCCATACGCTGCCAGTCCCAGCAGCAAGGCGGTGATCAGGAAAGAAGTAACTTTGGACACGACACCGCCGAAGAACCCACTTGAGATGGCGTCCATTCGGTTTAGTAACTTGTCCAGATTGGCGTGCTGAATACTGTGCTGGGTCGCGGTCATATCTCCCAGGTACGCTTTCAGTCGCTTATCAACTTCTTCCCCAACCTCGTCGCGGAGACCTTGCAAGACCTCTCTCGCGACAATTTGAGCGATGCGCTCCACCTCCTTGTGGCTCACACCAGGTGTTTCGTTTGACATTATTAGCCCTCCATGACTGTCAAACCTAAATCCACCCGGTTATACCATATTCGCCAAACCAAAGTATGTAAATGCTTACTTATCTTTCATTTCCAATATAGTTTTTTCTAGCTCGTCTACTCGATTTATCAAAACTTTGACAGCGGCCAATGTATCCATCATGACCACATTGTTGTCGATTTGTAGACGGTCATCGTCTACTTGCACCCCATCCTTCAGGTAAGACGTTTTTATCTGCTTAACATATTGAGGATCGACTTTCTGGGCCTGCTGCGCGATTATCCCTCGTCTAACTCGCTCCTGCTCATCATCGTTATAAACAAAAGTGACCAATTCAAGCGCCCGTATTCTATCAATAGATTGTTGTCCATCGGTCGGCTTGATATCGTGCTTAAATCGCGAGTCGGACGTCCCCAAGAATGACACGCCACCCCTTGCACTGCTGTTGATATTCCCGTCGGCACTGAATTGCCAGTATTGTACGTTGGCACTAAATCCAGCGCACATAAGCACAAGTCTATGCGTCGTACCCACATGCTCTTCAAACCACATTGCGGACTGCCCACCATCTACATTGCCATCAGCCCCTCTATTGCTAAATCGCGTCGTTACGCGAGGCGAGGCGACAATAGTTCCGACGGGTACGTTTGTAGGGTCATTAGCAAGCCTCGAAATGAAGCCTTGTCCATACATATCGCCGTACTGCGTAGCTACACCGTAAACTCCGAAACCGCCTCGAACCCTAAGCCCAGGGTAGACAGCTAACGCCCCGTCTTCAGTGATAATCCTGTGTGTATAATCATCCGTCGAGTTATTGTGGTGAAAATCGATGTAAGGCGTGGAAAATGAAAGCTCGATACTTTGCGATTTAACCTGATAATCACTTTGTAGAACACCTTTAGCATAAAGTGAACTCGCGACTTTGACGTCACCATTAGCTTCAACGCCAAAAATTTCAGTCTGCCCATCAGTTGCCGATATCCGGTCTTTATCGCTTCGAACGACTGAGAATCGAGACGACTTCCCCACCATAACCTTCCCATAGGTTCCGCTTTTCTTGATAAGACCTATGTCGCCATTTTTTCCGAGAATAAAACCGGAGTCGTCACTGTCGAGACTTTGTGTCCCGGTGAGATTATTGCCCCCAGCAATTTTCGCCATCCCCTTAATAGCAGGAACAGTAACTGACGTTCCGGTAATAGGATCAGTCATTGTAATGTTGCCTGTCGACGTCAGCGCGGCCGACCATCCTTCAACAACACTCCGCCACAGAGAAAAGGCGCTGGCGAGTTGGTTTGCAAATGCGGAGGTGCTGGCTGTCTCTGATGTGATAATGCCATAGGACGCCCCAGAGAACGCTGTCGTGATGTCTCGGGTAAGAGTCAGCTGCGTGTCACTGTCGACGGATTTAATCGCGTACAAGTCCGCGCTCCCGTTCCGATACACGACAAGAATGGAACCCTGTTGAACGCCAAGAGCGGTCTGCGACCACTTAGTCGTTACACCGGTCACTTTCGCCTGATTTGCAGCACCAGTTACGGTGCCTACTTCATACATACTCATTATCTCTTCCTTGAGATGCCGCCCACTTCCTGTAGGCGGCTTTAGTTTTAGAAAATCCCCATTCTCACACGGAGACGGTTGTTTGAATCATAGACTTCGATTTTACCGTTTGTAATTACCGTTCTGGAACTACCCGGCCCTGAGCCATTTATATTCATCGTTCCATCGCGAGAGATTCGCCAACCTCTAACGTTTTCTTGGAAACCCGAACTCATCAAATCCCCAACTTTAGCACTGCCTATTGAACCATCCTTAATGTAGGCAGCATTCATATAGGTGACGCCGTTGTCAATAACAAAAGGCGTAGTCGTGTTACCATTTGATGTGTTAATCAGCGCGAAGCGGTCTGCCTGAACCAAGAACTGGCTCTGCATATTTTTACCATCAACACCGAGAGCGATACCCGCCGCATACTTCTGCCCGTTGTTGTTGGTTTGCATTTTCACCATCCAGGTACTGTTCAGCGCGTCATTGTTTGAAACAGCCTCTTGCAGCGTCTGGATAGATGCAGATTGACTGTTCAATGATGCGGTCATGTCAGTCTGCGTTTTTGCCATTGCGCTAATCTGAGTCGCCTGAGTCGCCTGAGTCGATTTGATAGACGCGATGCTCGTTGTCGCCGAGTTCAGATCAGCCTGGTTTTTGATGTTGGCCGAAGCCTGAGCATCAATCTGAGACTGAAGACTGGTGTTCAACGATGCCTGAGTGCTCTGACTGTCCGAAATGGTCTTAGACAGCTGATCCACTTTCGAAGAAGACGCGTCTACCTTCGACTGCATGGAAGACAGTTGCGACGTTTGGGCAGTCACTTTCCCATCGATATCGCTGACCTTCGTCTGCAACGATGAGATTGCTGTTGCGTTTGCATCCGCCGTAGCCTGTGCATCCGCAGCATCAGTGATATCGGTAATGACGAAATCATCAATGTACACCGCGTATCCAGGTGTGTTGGAGCCACTCTGACCACGAGTAGAAATCCATACATGGCTACGGGTAACGCTCGGACTCACTTTCACTACACCAGAAAACTTAACCCACTGGTCGCGACCGCCAAGACCAGCCTCGTTGAACGTAATGCCCTGCCAGTCATTCCCGCCATCTTTGTTGATGGAGTGCAGACCAACGACCACAGTCCAGCCAGACGGCGGGGCTTCACTTGCCGGCATCATAGCCCAAAACTCAACGCGATATTTCGCGCTCTGGCGTACCGCAGAATAAGAGCCGATCATCTTGTCGGAATTCCCGCTGGTATTGGCCGGGCGAGTAACCTTCAGACATTTGCTGCCGCTGCTCTTGAAGTCCGTCGTTACAATCGCAGTGCTGCCGCCTAACTGCTGATTGTTGTCATAGGTTTCGAAAGTACCGTCGATCCACGGGTTACTCTGGACCTTCAGCGTATTCAGGCTACTCTTCAGGTCAGTGACACTGTCGCTCGCAGAAGACAAGTCTTTGCCTTGCTGCGTAACCGTGTTCTGCAGTGACTGAAGTGCCGAAGCGTCGGCCTTGCCAGAAACCGTGTTATTCAACGAATTAAGGCTATTGCTCAGATTCGTGATGCTTCCGGTGTGACTGGAAACAGTACCTTCTGCACTGGTAACTCGCGAAGTCAGACTAGCAACCGCATTGCTCGTCGCGTTGATGTTCACTATGTCAGTGATATCGATGAAGTAAAAATCATCGAAATACTGATTACCTGATTTGAGGGACGAGTTGATAGAGACATCAACACTACCAGATACCGTCGCCTTCCAAGTCCCGGAGATCTCCTTCCAGGTCGAGCCAGTAGGAAGGTCTGTCGGCTTAAACATGAAATCAGCGAGCAGAGACGAGTTGCCGATACGCAGCTTGTTATTGCTCTGACTATCGACAACGGAACCAGACTGACAGCGAGCAAACGCGCCGATTTTGTAGGTGCGATCTTTCGTCACTGCGATGCTTTGGGAGACTGCCCCCGTACCGGCTCCACATGACAGGATCTTACTTCCCGAATTTGGCGACTGAGCATCAATAACCTTTATAAATGACGCGCCGCCGCTGAAACCTTCCAGACCGCGCTCAAACGATGAGTTGGTCAGAAGGTTTCCAATGATTTTTTTCGACGCGTCGCTGTCCGCAACCAGATTGGCAAGTCCGGTATTTGTGGCACTCAGGCTGTTCTGCAGGTTGGTGACATTACCGCTCTGCGTGGAAATATCCTTACCTTGCTGTGTTACCGTGTTTTGGAGTGACTGAAGCGCCGTTGCGTCAGCTTTCTTGTCGATGTTGCTGTTCGCTGCTACCAGTCCATTCTGGAGACTCGTGATTGCGCTACTGGACGAGGTAATATCTTTACCTTGCTGCGTTACTGTGTTCTGGAGTGTGGTAATCGCCGATGCGTTTGCATCTGCTTTCATCATCACGCCACCAGCTGCCCCAAGCCCCATCATTACGCCGTTCACGAACTCGACTGAGGTCGAAATGTGGGCGGTGCCGTCGCCACCGGTTGGCGCACGCAGTTCCAGACCATCGCCCGGTTTCATGCCTTTGCGGCCAAGGAGGATATAGGCACCACGATACGGCAGAGAGTTGACTACTTCGGATGTACCACCAAGAGATTCCAGAGCAGACAATATCTTACCTCGGTTGCCAGATGGCTCATCGAATGTCAGGACGCAAACGTAAGTGCCACTAGCCAACGCCTCGATATCAGCCGACATCGTGGCGCCATTATTCGCGCTGCCAAAGACATCGTATGTTTTGGAGGTCGCAATCACCGTTGATCCGTCGCTTTGTTTTGCAAAAGTGACCAACGCCCAGCTGCGACCAGGGGTAAACAGGTTCTTGCCGCTTTCATCAAAAACCCCAGGAGTTACGCTGTTGCCATTCCCTTTCGCCGTTACCGTAAATACAGTGCGACGAGTCAGTGACGCTTGCATGGAGGTAATGTTAGTGCCAGCGGCAGAAATGTCTTTTCCCTGCTGCGTGACGGTGTTCTGAAGTGTCTGAACCGTAGTGGAATCAGCCTTCTTAGACACGTTGTCATTCGTCGTCTTCAGACTGTTTTCCAGAGATGTCGTCCGACCGCCCACAGAGCTGATTGCATCACCCTGCGTCTGAACCGTACTGGTCAGCGACTCAATAGCGGAACTATTGGCCATAGTTCCTGCGTCTCGACGAGTGACGACGACGTTATAGACTGTCAGACTCGCGGTAGCGCCAGTGTTCGGTTGCAGCCTTGCTGTGGTCGCGCCGACAGGAACGACAAACGTACCGCTTACAGCCTTCTTCTCACCAGCTTGATAACTCAAGTTGCTTGCGTAGATGGTGGCGTTAGAGAGACTAGGGCCGTCAAAACGCAACCCCCATCCCACAGTAATTGCCTGACCCGCAAGACACATCATGCTTAAATCCAGTGTATCACCCGGTGTCACTTCAAACAGTGGTGAGACTGGCTGCCATCCAGCTGAACTATTTACAGCCGCGTAACCGTCGACAGTTGTCGCCGCCCCACCCCAGCCCTGTGCGCCGTTGAGCATCTTGGCGTTAGGGATGAGGTTGGCGCCAGACGTCAGACTATTCTCGATGGACGTCACACGAGTTCCCTGGCTCGAAATATCTTTGCCCTGCTGCGTCACCGAGTTCTGTAGCGTCTGAAGCGCAGCTGAATCAGCCTTTGTCGAAACCAGATTGTTAGTGGTCGACAAATCACCCTGAAGCTTAGTGATCGCGGTATTCTGCGTGGAGATATTGTCTTCAGTTTTCTGGACACGAGAGGTCACAGACTGAATGGAGCTGCTATTCGCATCAACCGTAGTCTTCAGCGATGACAGATCGTTAGACGATGCCATATCGCTCGGCGCCGGAGACCACTCTGTAGGCATATTGCCAACTTCCAGCTTAGGGCTGGTGATAGAGACAGTCTGATCTTTCGTCGAAGATGCTTGGATGCGTGCAAGGATTATTCTCTTAGATCCAGTTCCCGGCTTCTGTTTCCACTTAACCCAATAACGAACCCACTCAGTTGTCAAAGTGAATGACATACGACCATCAACACTGCCGTCTGACACACCTTGACTACTAACCCCAGATGTCGTCGAGTTAGGGTTGTAGAAGTAAGCGGTCATGCTTTGACCGTTCTCACCACCTTTTGCAAAGAAACTGTAAACGTACTCTGCATTGTCGACTGGAGCGTCGAGAGTAATCTCCTTGAGATCTCGGTAGGAACTGCCCGCTTTAGTAGTCGCGCTAATCACCGCATTGCCACGGAAGATTTCATTGGTTTTACCAGACCACCCGGCCATGTCGCCTGAGTTTTTGATCAGGTTGACGCCACCAATAGAAACGTTACTTAGTGCGTTGCTGAGATTCGTAACACTGTCGCTTTGGCTTGCAATATCCTTACCTTGCTGAGTAACCGTGTTTTGCAGCGTCTGAAGAGCCGAAGCGTCCGCTTTCTTAGCCACAGCAGAGTCGGTATCACTCAGACTGTTCTTCAGAGAGGTGATCGCCGCGCTGTTGCTTGAAGTCTGATCTCCAACCTTATTGACATTCGAGTTGATCGAATTAATTGCCGTAGACAGAGAAGAAACACCCAGACCGGAATATAGTTCGGCAACTTTGTCACCCAGCTTGAAGCCCAGATTAATATAGGCGTTTCCCGTCCACTGATTCACCAAAAATTCAACGGTGTTCCAGCCCGAAGACAGTACAAAGCCAAGAGTATCGGTGCCTGATATAGCGACTGCCTGACGCACGCCATTAACGTACACAGCGCCAGAATCATCAAATACGCGAGAACCCGGAGACACCGAGATGGTGGTATCCGCAGCAACACGAACCATTGCCTTGTAGTGCGCAACTACATATGAACCTGCACCCGAGAAATCCAGTTTTGCGGCGTCGGCAACTTCATCCATGAATACCGGGGAAAGTCCCTGAATATCGCTAAATGTAGGCTCAGCAGCGGCGCTGGATAACTGGCATTTATAGATGCGGCGTGACCAGGTGCCTTGCTTGCCGTTAACAATCTGATTAGACAGAGCGGTGATATTGCTGGTGTTAGAAGCAACATCTTTTCCCTGCTGATTGACGGCATTTTGCAACGTTTGCAGTGCTGATGCATCGGCCTTTGTGCCAATGGCTTTGTTCGCCGTAGCCAGACCATTATTCAGGGTTGTGATGCTGTCGCCCTGCGAGGTGATGCTATCGCCCTGCTTGGATACAGTCGTCTGAAGCGTTGATACCGCGCTCGCAGTGGCATCAGCCGTCTGCTGGGCATTATAGGCGTCTGTCACGTCGGTAATGACAAAATCATCGACGAGGAAGGAGTTACCCGCCTTAACAGTCGATACGTTTGGCATGGAGATCCGCACCATCGCCTGTTTGATACCGCTCTTGCTGCTCTTCAGATAGCCACTGACTTTCGTCCAGGTGTCTGCGGACAGATCTTTTGCCGACTTAATGAGTGCCGGCCACTGCCAGGAGTTATCCTGATACTGCAACGACATGCCGACCGCAATCTGCACCGAGCCATCCATCGTCGTGCTCTTGGCGTCCAGCTTAACCCAGCACTCAACATAGAATACCGCGTTGTCGCGAACCTGGAAGCCGCTGAAAATGTGGTTATCACTGTTGTCGGTCGCATTGGCATTGTAGTCGTTCGGACGCGTCACACGGATACATTTGTTTCCGCCGTGAGAATCGTCAGTAGTCACGATGACGCGACCATTGGTGATATTGTACCCGCTCGAATAGCTCTCGAACGTCCCGTCTGGCAGGATGTTTGCGCCGCGCTTAGACTGCTGATTCAGCGAGCTGTTCAGCGAAGTGATGGCGTCACTGCTGCTGCTGATCTTATCTTCAGCATTGCTAACCCGAGTCGAAAGGTTATTCAAAGCCGTCGCATCCGCTTTCTTAGCCACATCACCTTTTACCGTGTCAACGGTGCCGGTCAGAGCCGTGATTGCATTGCCTTGGCTGGTCAGCGTTTTACCCTGATCAGTAACGGTGTTCTGCAACGTCTGCAACGCAGAGGCGTCTGCCTTTTTCGACACATCGGCCTTCGTAGAAGTCAGATCGTTTTGTAGCTTGGTGATCGACGTTCCCTGAGAACTAACCGTGTCACCTTGCTTGGTCACTTTCGTTGACAGATCGCTTAACGCGCTGGCCGTTGCATCGTTATTGACTGCATCAGTAATATCGAACACCTGGAATGAATCAATCCAGATTTCCGCGTTACTTGGGTGGCAGTAGATACCAAAAGCCTGACCATCCGCGCCAGTTCTCGGAGAGAAAGACGTATCCCATGTAATAGTCTGCCAGTCGCTCGTTAGCGTGACGTTTTTATCTTCGTAATTACCCTCGGCAGACCCATTGAAGTTCCAGCGGCGCAGAAGCATGTTCATCGAACCCGACACACCCTTGGCGCGAACGATATAGCGGAATTTGCGAGAGCCATTTACCGGGGTTGGTTTTTTACCATTGGCAAAAAGACCCGGAGAGGTTGCATTCACTTTCAGCATTCGAGCGCCAGCCGAGTTTTCACCGTATGCACCAAATGCAACAATGCTGCCTGTCGTGCCGCTGTTCTGCTGCGTCCTGAACGCTGAGCCATCACCTTCAAGATTGGCATCCTGAATCAGATTGTCGCCCATGTTCGTCATGGCGCCGACGCTGTTGTTCAGACTGGTGATCGCGTCACTGGCTGAAGTGATGTCCTTACCCTGCTGCGTTACTGTATTCTGGAGGGTATCCACCGCAGATGCGTCTGCCTTCTTCGAGACGTTCGCGTCTGTGGTCTTGAGATTGTTTTCCAGGTTCGTTGTGCGATTACCAACGCTGCTCAAATCTTTGCCCTGCTGCGTCACCGTACTCTGTAACGAAGACAGCGCAGAAGAGTCCGCTTTTTTAGCAACGTTTGCATCAGTTGTCGCCAGACTATTCTTCAGTAAAGAAATATCGCTGGACGCCGACGTTATATCCTTGCCCTGCTGAGTCACTGTGTTCTGCAGCGAGGCCAGTGCAGAGGCATCCGCCTTCTTGCTAACGTTAGCATTCGTCGCGGTCAGCTCATTCTGAAGCTGGGTGATGCTGTTGCCTTGAGACGTGATTGAGCCTTCGGCTTTAGTCACACGGCTATCAAGACTACTCAGCGCCTGACTATTGCCAGAAATCGCGTCAGACAGATCCTCGGAAGCCGGCGACCACGAGGTGCCCTTATTCCCTTCTTCCAGTTTCACCTGGTAGATCTGACAACCGGTCTTCTGGGACTTATCTTCAAACAGGAATCGCAATCCGGCAACGCCTACGAAAAGCGTCGAACCAGATTCAGCTGTAATTGTTCCAACCCATTTGTACAAGTCACCATCACGCGTAACGATGCCGTTCTGCGAATAGTAACGCAGAGACCATGAGTCAGTCCCGACAGCGGAACGACCGATGACTGCAGAAGTGAACGGCTTAGTTGTTCCGAAGCCATCCGCGTACTCTTTAAACCAAAGAGTCATCGTGTACTGAGTTTTAACAGCGATATTTTTACCAACCAGACCCGTAATCGCTTTCAGCTCATAACTGGTGAAGCCGGAAGTCGGAGACAGACACAGAGCCGGGGCGCCGCTCTTATCGGAGTTACGAAGAAGGTTGCTCGCGCCAATAGACAAGCTATCAACGTCGTTTTTAAGCTGGGTGATACTGTTACCCTGAGACGAAATGGAGCTACCCTGCTGCGTCACGGTGTTCTGGAGAGCGTTCAGCGCCGTCGCATCAGCTTTCTTTGCAACGTTGGCATTGGTGGTGCTCAGGTTGTTCTGCAGGCTTGCAATGCTGCTTGAGGCTGAAGCAATGTCTTTGCCCTGCTGGGTAACCGTATTTTGCAGCGTAGACAGCGCCTGTGCATCTGCCTTATTCGCTAGATTAGCGTTGGTCTGTTCGAGGCTGTTTCGCAGATCAGTAACGCTCTGCGAGGTGCTCGTGACGCGATCACCTACGGTGCTGACGTTTGAGGTGACGGCGCTAATGGCATTCGAAAGCGCGTTCATCCCAAGAGCAGAATTCAGCTGGGCTACCTTCTCGGACAGTTTAAAGCCGAGGTTAATGTAAGCCTGACCAGTCCATTGGTTCACCAGGAACTCAACCGTATTCCAGCCAGCTTTCAGATCAAAGCTAACCGTATTCCAGCCTGCATTACCAAAGGCAACCCTAACACCGTTCACGTACACGGCGCCCGTATCATCAAAAACACGGGACCCTGGTGCCATAGTGATGGTGGTATCAGCATTAACCTTCACGAAGGCTTTGTAATGCGCGATCACGTAACTGCCGGCGCTCGCAAAGTCCAGTTTTGCCGCGTCAGGAACCTCATCGATCGAGATTGGCGCCTTACCGTTGATATCGCTAAAAGTCGGCTCGGTGGTATTGTTCGCCAGTTGTACGCTGTATACGCTACGCACCCACATGTTCTGGCGGCCGTTAACCATCTGGTTTGACAGCGAAGTGATGCTGGTGGACTGCGACGCAATATCTTTACCCTGCTGGGTTACAGTATTCTGGAGAGAAGACAATGCGGAGGCGTTGGCGTCGATTTTGACACTATCTGTCACATCGATGACATAGAAATCATCAAAGCAACGACTCCCGGCTGTCAAACCGTTGCTCAGCGTAACCGGAAGCTTGGCTGTCTCCGTGGCCTTCCAGCGACCGGAAATCAGCGTCCAGTCGGAACCGATCGTCCCGCTATTGTACGGTCGCTCAAACACCGGCTGACCAGCGGAGTTGCCGATCCGCAGTTTGTTGTTACCTGCTCCATTATCAGTGGTCGCTCCGAGATCCTTAACCCATACCCCGGTTTCATACGTCCGACCCTGTACAAAGCTTACATACTGTCCCGGTGACACATAACCAACATCAACCTTCAGCGCCCGTGTCCCACCATGTGGAGTGGAGATCTCAACCACACTGGCTGCCGCTAACTGTCCGATATAACCATCCAGTCCTCGCTCAAACGACGGGTTTACGATGAGGTTATTCGGCATCGCGGCGGACGCGTCAGTATCGGCGATCGCGTTGTTCAGTGAGTTGTTCAGCTGGACGATACTGTCTGCCTGGCTGGACACCTTGCCCTCGGTTGCGCTAACACGAGATGTCAGATCATTGACCGCAGTCGCGTCCGCCTTCTTCGCCACATTGCTGTTTGTGGTGTCGAGAGACGTTTTGAGATTGGTGATGCTGCTATTCGCGGCGGAAATGTCTTTACCCTGCTGCGTCACTGTTCCCTGCAGTGCGGTTAGCGCTGTCTGGTCGGCCTTTTTACCAACATTGGCGTTGGTAGTGTTCAGGTCATTTTGCAGTTTGGTGATCGACTGACCCTGAGTCGAAATGCTCGAACCCTGTTGATCCACTGACGTCTTCAGCGTCTGCAATGCTGAGGCATCCGCTTTATCCTTCAGGGATGATTTAAGACCGGTGATGTCCGACGCCATCGCTTTATCCTGAGTGTTCAGGGTGTCGAGGGACTTGTTGATGTTAGAGACGCTGTCGTCCACCTTTGTCTCAAGAGACTGGCGAGCCATGGCCTCTGCCTTATCCGCGGTGACACGCGCCAGCTGCTCCTGGAAGATAAGACCGGAACCCACTTTAGAAAGATCATTGCCTTCGTAAGATCCGCGCATCTGGACGGCCAAGGCATTGCGGTTCGCAGCTTCAGCGGCATCAGCGTCCACACGAGCGGACTTCTCATCCTGCAGAGCGGCCATGCCGGCGCCAGGCGTCGGACGCCCTACTGCAACCCAGTCAATCAACAGGTTGTTTGTGTCGCTCTGGTTCTTCAGGAAATCAAACCGGAAACGGCGAATGGTCGTGGAAGCCCGCCAGTCAATGTCGTGAATGGTCAGCGTGGCAACGCCATTAGCATCATATTCTGGCTCGTCGATAACGAGAGAGCGAGACTCACTCCAGCCCTGCTCTGATGCCCCGATCCAGTACAGTTTGCCTGACCATGTCGGTTTACCTACTTTCTTGATGCGCAGCTTTAGGAAACGATAGGCATTGGCGTCGATAACCATGTTATTTGGCGAGCGGCAAGAAGCTGTGCTGTTTGAAGACTTCAACCAACCATCATCGGTAACGGACATTGGGACAGTGCCACCGTCGTCTTCTGTCCATCCCTCACTGTTGGTATCAAAGTACCAAATTTTCAGGCTATCGAACTGTTCACCGGTGCCAGCGGCAATCTGAGAAATTTGCTGAGCCAGAGATTCGTTAACCGTCTGCACCTGCGTAGACAAGTTGCTAATCTCGGACTGGCGATTATTCTTCTCTTGAAGAAGAGCGTCAGCACGGGCGCGTGCTTCGTCCTCAATGCTCGAAATTCGATTTAAGGTTTCGGTATTGATTGCGTTTGCAGTTTTGATGTCCAGTGCGGAAACGGCCGACGCACGATCTCTGGCTTCTTTGCTGATTTTTGCATCGAGTGCGGCTGTTGCGTCCGAGACAGCCTTCGCACGGTTACTTGCTTCAACCGCAACGGAGTCTGTAATCGCTGAGGCACGAGCAATCGCTTCATCGGAGACAGCTTTCGCGCGCGCGGTCGCTTCATCGGCAACGGCTTTGGTTCGAGCCTCCACTTCCGCCGCAATCGCATTGGTACGCGCGGTTACTTCGTTTGAGATGGCAGTGGCGCGTATAGACGCCTCATCTGCGATAGCTTTATTACGTGCGGTCGTTTCATTAGCAATGGCTTGTGCGCGATCCTTAGTCTCTTTGTCGATGGCGGTGCTTAGCGCTTCCTTGGCCGACTTGACAGCGTTAGCCGCCTCAGTGCGAGCGTCATCAACCTGGGCCTTAGTCTCACTTTTCGCTTCATCTATGGCCGCGTCCACCTCCGTCGCCACAGCCTTGCTGTTAATGTCAGCAATCAGATCCTGACCCAGCTCGGACTCGGTGATTTTATTTTGCAGGAACGAAAGAACGTCGCGCGTCGTTGCGACCGTCGCTAGTGGAGAGTTCAGCGCACTGAGCATTCCACGTTTGTTGGCTGCACGTACCCAATAATACCAGGTGACAGAGTCTTCAAGACCGTTGTGACTGAAGGTTGTGCCAGATACCTTGGCAATCAGCTGCGCTTTAGACTTATCGTTGGTCTTGGATGCCAGAACCTCGATGTGATCCAAGTCAACGGAAGCCGGGTTTACCCAATTCAGAACAATTGAGCGATAATCGCCTACCGCAGTTAGACCGGTCGGGGCATCAGGCGCCGTCATGGTTCCCAGAACTTTGTAGGTGATGCTGATAGGATCAGTTTTGCGACCACCAACAGAAACAGCGTACACCTGGAAGTCGTACTGGCCGTTCTCCGCTACTCCACGAAGTTCGAACTGTTCTTCAGTTACGCGCTCAGATTTCCAGTTTGAAACATTCCCGGCATCGGAGCGGCGCCAGCTGATGTAATACTGAGCCGACTTGCCCTGCCATGTAGCGGTCAGAGAAACGGACAAGTTACCCGGAGAGGACAGATAAGTGCCTTCGGTAATCGCCAGACCTGACGGCTTTGAGAACGTTGGGTCAAGAACGGTGGTATTTTGCGGGATCAGCTGTGCGCCGCTATCAATAGCTTCGTATTTGGTCGGGTTGTTCTGAATAGCCGTGATATTGAACGACGTACCATCGTCACCCTCAGCAACGCTCACAACGCGTGCTTGTAGCGGAGTTAAGTCTGGTTGAGCAATGACCCACACTGCATCGCTTACCGGCGTCTCATTGGAGCTGAGAGCGGTTTTAAACGTGACGGTGGTGATGTTCTTCCCATTCTCCAAAATATCACGCCCAACCATTTTCCCTTCTGCGCTGAGGAAGGTGATATGGTTTCCAACTGAAGTCAGATCAACCGGAGCGTCCAGCTTGATGCTATTGGAGGTGTAGCCGATAATACGACCACTGTTGCGACGGCCAGCGCGGAATTTATCTGCGATCAGCACGATGTCGCCAGGCATCAGGAATACAGAGTCCATACCTACTGCAAAGGTGATGACGTCAGATTCCATGCGAGAGGTGTAGAGCGTCCAGAGACCAACACGATGCGCCTGGCCGCGTGAAGTACAGCCGAATGCGACTGACTCAGTTTTGCGGATGCCATAGCGTTTAATCGCTTCCTGATCTTCTACATACTCGACGCTCTGCTTGTAACCGTCCTCTTTGTTGTTGTAGGTGATAAGAGCAACGGAATAGCGATCTTTACGCGCCGAACCTTTGTAGGCAAATGATCCATTCACCACGTTGCTGTTGGAGAACAGCATCACAGGGTCTGCTGGAGAATCCTGCGTGATGTGAACCATGCCACCAGCCCAATAAACCATGCCACGGAATGCCCCTGCGATGTCCTGCACGACGCGATAAGCATCTTGGCGACTGGTAATCTGGGTGTTGATAGCGAAGCGCTTCTCTTTGCCACCGAAGCCATCATCAACGAACGCATCACAGTAGCGACCAATCTGATACAGCTCGCCGATGTTAATCATCGACTCCTGAACAAACTGACCCAGACCGTAACGAGTGTTCGTCAGCAAGTCGAAGAGAATCCACGCCGGGTTGGAGGATGATGCCAGCTTAAATGTACCGTCCCAATTGCCGTCGTAGGAGTTCGTGTCAGCGTTATAGTTTGACGGGACACGAATTTTCAAACCTTTAATCAGGTATGAACGAGTCGGCATTGAAGAACCGAACTGCTCTGAGTTGATTTTCAGGCCAACGAGCGCAGAGTTCGGATAGTTCAGGCTGGTATTGACAATCTCACCGATCGAATCGATGTAGGTGTCATCGTAGAGATAGCTGTTATCGGTATGATCTTCAGTCAGACGAATGGCACGCAGAGTATATGCCTTTGCCGGCTTCGGTAAGTCCAGAACATAACTACGGTAATAAACACCTGTCTTCTTCGCGGTCAGAGAAATGGTTGCGTTGGACTCTCCCTCTGCAACAACGTCAACAAAGCCGCCGCCATTACCTGCGTCGATCTGGAATTTAAACTGGACTGTCGTACCGTTAGTATCGCCGCTCTTTTTATCGATGCTGCGAAGTGAAGGAAACTTCATCACTACACGAACGCGATCGCTGTCAGCAGAATCCAGAGACACGTTAACCTGGCTCGTTTGCTTCAATTGACGCCCTACTGATTTCGGCGTTTCAATGAAGTCAAAACCATCGATGACACTTTGATCCTGAGAACCGTCGCGGAACCACCAGGTTACACCGCTGAAGTTGTAGGAATTGTCGCTATTCTGGAGCGGCGTGTCGTTCAGGAAGATGGATTTTGCCCCATCAATCAGACCACCGATAACACCCTCACCCAGCAAATCCAATACAGAAGCCATAGCGCGGCTGTTTACCGTGTCATTAGCCTCCACTGGCGTCCTTGAGCTACCGCCACCCTTACTGCCGCCGCGTCCTGAGATAATCAGGCCGTGCGCGACTAATTGCGAGAGACGGCTTTTTTTGAAATTTGGAACTTCCATTTATCCCACCGTTAAATCTGGTCAATAGTGATAGAGGAACTTGCGATTTGCGAGCCAACGAGAATTTCTTCGCCGTAGTTCAGCTGAACCGGGTTTCCCTGATTAGTAGTGTTTTGAGGCCCGTCGAAATAAAACGAGTCGGAGTTATCCGCTTGTCTCACTTCCGGGTTTTTTGCTTGTGGGGATAGGATCTGAGCCAGACCGCCCATCATCATGCTCATGCCGGCCACAACCAGCGCCGAGGATGTGCCTGCAGTGAAGATTTCTGTGAATGCACCAATGACCACCATCGCGGCGCCAATCGCGACCTGAACGTAGCCAAGCGTCTTCCCGCCACGTCCCTTTGGTATTGGCGTGATGCGTATTTTCTCAACATCCTTACCGGCGCCTTTCATCATGTATTCGGTTTCGTCAACCGACCATGTGACTCCACTTTTGGTTGTGATTTGAATGTGATAACGGTCGTAAACCTTCGCATTACGACGAATCCAGGCATTTAAGCCTGGTTTGTTTGCGTCGATAAGATTGATGGCCTGCGCCGCATTTGATGCGCGCAGATGCCAGTGTCGGCCGAAGCGGTTTGCAAGTGCGCCGCCCAGCTGGACATGAACTAATTCAGACATTTTTCCTTCCCTGTTAATAACGTCCGATGACGCAAATGATGCGTAGTATTTTTCTGGTACATACCGCCGTAAGTGGCGTGACTGCTTAGCCTGTCGATTTGGTGATGCAGGATGCGGTTGTCACCAACGTAAACAGCGCAGTGATCTGGCATCTTCCCGTACTGAATGAAGAAGATGTCGCCCTTCTGAGGCTCTTCGCCATGGGCAAGACGGACGAGATTTTCATTGCGATAATTCAGGTCGAGAATGTCGTCGTCGCCCAGATACCACGACGGGATATGCAGGTGAGCGTTGGCGTTGATCTCGATATTGAATTCGCGTTTCAGATAGTCTCGACACAGCATCCAGCAGTCGAAGATGCCAAAGACATACGGTCGGCCGGTGTACGGCATTTCAAAGCCATTGGGCGTGATCACTTCCATCTCGCTTAAACGAAACTCGGCATCAATCTCCGGGTTAAGATTTTTCGTGACGGAGAGGATGAGCCAAGGCAGCTCCGTTGCCTCACAACCAGCGCGGTCGGCGTCAGAGGCCACTGGAGGGCGATCAGTGTGGCTATGCCAGATAGCCACAACCTCGCCCTCGTCTTCGGCAGCAATTACGTCTTCGTGATGCATGACAAACTCATTGGCCGGGTCTTCAGAGACGTTTCGCGCCTCAATAAAGCGATATTTCTCCCCCGATGTCTGGACGATGAACCCGCACGCCTCATTTGGATAACGGGCAATAGCGCATTGATATAGCGACTGCGTCACCGCGGAGCCGGCAATGGATTTAATATCACTGAACACGCGTTGCCCCCGGAAAGCCGCCAAAAGCAATGATTCCGTTGGCGAAGAAGTTTCGCCTGGCCTTGCACGCATCGAGACGCTTGGTGCAGTAGTCGTCGCTGAGCGATGTGACCTGATTGTTGTTCTTGTCGAAGTACGGGCCTGAGTAGCCACACTCCGCTCCGCGGTATTTCCACGGGCAGCTGTTTTTGATGATCTGACGTGCAGGTAACTGAACGCCCATCAAATCAAATACACTGGACAGCTCGAACTCAACGCTATCTTTAGTTTCCAGTGTCTTCTGCTCAACGAACCAGATTTCATCAGGGAAGTGCTGAGAAGCGTCGGCGGTCGCGTTTCCAGATGGGAAGTTCGACGCGTCGAGGAAACGAGCCAGCGTGCGACGACGCGTGATTGTGCAACCAACCAGATCGTCATTTGCCGCGACTTCGGCTGAAATTGTGCCGCCATAGTTAGAGACGGTCATCTTTGGTCGAGGCAAAGAACCCGAACCCGTTTTATCGAACCCACTCGCCTTAATCGGCCATGGTAGATACTCAACTCCCTGCCAGACGACAGATGTGTCGAGATTGTTCGTTCCGGCGTGAAAGAAAAGCTTCCCGCCCGAGGTTGTTACCGACATATCAAGCTCGAAAAGCTCGATAACGGAGGATGGCGCCAACCTCTGAATTTCCGTGCGAATACTCATACTCATCCTTGAGTTAAAAACGATACCTTATATATTAATAAGTAAATATTTACTTATCAAGATTCAAAAACTTGTCTAAAGGTACAACTGATCTCCAAATACCCCGGATAGCGTTTAACAGTATGAGAATCACACACACAGATGATTTTCTTATTGCGCGGGGTCGTCCAGTAAAATGACTCAACTGCGCCGCGAGCTGTCAGAAAATCGTCGATAGCATTACCGATGCTGTAAGGTCTTTTAAACGTCAGCGCCCATTCTTCTTTAATGCGGTTAAGACCGGCTGACTGGCGCTGCTCGTAATCGTCACCAAACTTCAGAACGGTCACTTCTGGCTTTACGGTTTTCTCTGACTCAAAATCCGGGAACCAGTTAAAGGTTTGTCTTGCCATTTTTCTCTTCCTTGAGATGCCGCCCACTTCCTGTAGGCGGCGTTGTTTTTACCTGTTGCCGTTGGTGTTTTTGTTCAGAGAACCACCAGGGCGCTTTTCCTGCGTAATCGTTTCGAGAACGATGTTTTTAATGCGTTGGGCTGCATCGTTCCAACCTTTGCCGTCCGCATCCGAGCCAGACGTTGAGCTGGAGCCGTCAGAATTAACACTGATGTTGATGGCAACCGGAGCAATTGTTCCGCCGCCGCCAATATTCCCCGTCATCGTTACTGGAATCGAACGACCATCAGGCAGAGGGACATAGGCTTCATTGTCTTTCCCTTCACCAAATAGAGCCAGCTGCGGCGAAGTTGCGATCCCGCCTTTGGAGTAAGTCTTCAGTGGAATTACACCATTTGGCCCCATGATCCCACCCTTCTCAAATTTAGGAATGGGCGGAATGTTCTGACCATTGGCCTGCGTTATTCCAGACCCACCAGGCCCACCAGACCCACCAGACCCACCAGACCCACCAGCTCCACTCGCGAGGCTACCAGCCCAGACCGATGTTGCCGCGGATACCATGGACATACCAAAGTTCAGCCAACGCCCCTTCGATGAAGTCGAACTAGCCCCCATCGAAGCGAAAACAGCCGTCAAACCTGCTGCCACTGAAGATAGATTATTCATCGTCAGAATGTTGGCGCCGATTGCCTTAGTCTGATTACCCGTGGCCGTGCCAAGACCAAGGAATGACTTTGTAGAATTCCAGGCGCTACTAACCATCCCAGACAATCCGCTGTTAGCATTCTCGGTGGCCGTACTCATTTGGCTAATACCCGCGCTGGTCTCCTTCGCGGACTGACCAATGGATTTGTCACCGTTATTCACGTTAACACCGGCGCCGCCGGAGCTGACGAGACTTACGCCCTGATTCAGCATAGCCCCAGCAATGTTGCCGGTATTACCCGCGCCGTTGGTTCCCATGCCCATCATATTCATGAGCGGTGCAGTGATCTGCGATTTAACAATGATGCTGGCTATGTCTTTGACGATCGATCTTGCAAAATCACTGAAACTAGCCTTACCGTCCATAATGAAGTCGGTAATCGTGTCCGTCATACTGGAGAACGCATTACTCCACACGGTCTCAATTTGACCGGCGACGTCTTCGTACTCCAGCGCCATCTTCTGCGTTTCAGTCCCAAACTGCTCGATAAAGGCACGACTACCACCTTCTCTCATCGCTTTCAGACTGCGCTGGTACACATCCTTCATTACATCCGACTGAGTCGTTGCGATATAACTCTGAAGTGTCTTGATGTCGCGCTGATAGTCTTCCATCCACTTAGCCATCGCAGCCTGTCGATTAGCACCATCAACCGACGACATAATCCCGCTGGTCGTTGTAGTGAATTTCGACACTGTCTGTTCAGCAGAATCGCGGTCAAGACGCTGAGAGTAGTCCGCTGCATTGGCTTTGATGAAATCGCGATCACGAATCATCTGGCGCTTCTGGTCGTCGGTGAATCGAGAGTTTGGCGGCAAGGCTTTGCCGTTGATGTCCTGATCCTTCAACGCGTTATCGATTTGACTCAGTGTTTTTTTAACCGACTCGTCGAAGCTTGCACTTGCCTTAGACGTAAGACCCAACTGACCGGCCAACTCGTTCGCGCTGGAAACGACCTGCTGATTGGCCTTGGCTACCATCGCATCAATACTTTGCTGCTTAGAGGCAGCAATATTGGCGCTCTGAAGGCGCTTGTCCGCGGCGATTTTGTCGGCCTTAGCCGCATCGGCAAGACCCTTTTTAATCGAGTTCTGCTCAGATCGACTCAGGTCGTCAAATTTCTTATCGCCTACAGCCGAGAGATAGCGCTGGTTTACGCTCATCTGGTTCTGGCCGGTGATCACATTCCCGAGAAGGTCTCGCAGCGCTTCGCCTGTATCTGGATTGACGAAATCACCAACCTTTTTGCCCGCGTTGTCCGTGATAAGCTTTATGCGATCGCCCGTCTTCGTCTGAGTGCTCAGCTTCGGCGTATCACCAGACATCGATTTTTTTGCACGGTCGAGATCTGCTTGCGCCATCTGAACCTGATTGTTGTTCAGATCGTTAATTTGCTTAGACAGTGCGATATTTTTTGTATCGAGCGTCTTTTTCTGCTCAGCCGTCAAGCTTTCACTCTTCAGCTGACTCTCTACACTGGCCTTCTGATCTTGAAGCGTTTTTACCAGATTCTGATAACCGTCTAAGCGCTTCTGAGTCGCGTCGACCAGTCTCTTTTGACGGTCAGCGTTCAACTTCTCCAGTTGACTGCTTTTCTCATCTTTGCTTAGTGACTTATCATTACTGATAGCATCAGAGCGATCACGATAATCCTTAGCAGATTTTGAAAGAGAGGCGGCGTCTTTCGTGAACTGGTCATCGATCTTCTTCAGACCTGACTGCAGGTTGCGAGAAATCTCTTTACTGGCAACAGCAACCACCGCCCCACCCATGGCGTTCTGGATGTCCTGACGCTGACTTTGCACATCCTTCAGGCCGGCATTAATGTTATCAATGTTGAACTTATCGCTCTTCGCCAACCCTTTTTGCTGCTCTGGCGTCGAAGACATATAAATGCTCTTACGGCGCTTATAATCCGCCTCTTCTATGTCGAGCTGGTTTAACCTTGCAGTAAGAGCAGCCTGTTCATTTTTCCCCATCGCTTCCGGGACGGCCTTAATCTTCTCAAGCGCATCAGATGCTTTCTCTGAAACACTCTCAAACGTCGACGCCAGAAGAGCCACAACACCAACAACAGCGGTGATACCGATGATGATAGGGTTAAATTGCAAAACAGCTGTAAACGCCAACCACGCAGTTTTTGCGCCGCGAATGGCCTCTGTGATGTTAATCACCGCAGCAGCAAACAAACCGAAGTTGCGAATATCCTGAACTATTTTGCCTGTTACCGAGAGGAAACTCGTCACCCCTTTGGTCGCCAGACCAAGAGACTTGTTCAATGAAGAGAACATCTCCAGAGCAGTGCCTAGTGAACCGGTAACGATGGTTTTCAAAAGTTTGAAACCCATGCCTAAGCCGACAATTTGAGCAATGGTTTTGACCAGCTCAATATTCTTCCCAATCCACGAGGCCATTTCCGTCAATGTCTTAACGATAGCAGTCATGCCCTGGCCGAAGTTGTAGGCGAATAACTGACCTTCGGTTGTGTTTAGATAAGTCGATAGCTGCTTTAAGCCATCGGACAATGCGTCGAGATACCCGCCCTTCGCCATATTATCGGAAAAGCGCATAAATGCCGTCTGCATCTGAGCCAATGCGCCGGTAAACGAATGAGACAGACGATCTGCCGCGCCGGCGCTATCAATCTCCATGCCGAGGAAAAGCATATCAAGAGCAGACTTCGCCTCAACGGTTCCCAACGAAACGTCTTTGACGAGCTTCGCCATGCTGACGCCCATAGTGTCGGCCATCGACTGCATTGCAGTAGGAACAGCCTCACCCAACTGCTGACGCAACTCTTCCATAGAGATAACGCCTTTGCCCGACATCTGCTGAATCGCTATCGCCGCGCGCTTCAGGATTTCCGAATCACCACCAAACTGAGCTACGGAGTTAACCAGAGCATTTAGCGATCCCGTCGTTGGATCGATACCGCCAGACTTCAGTTTCACGAATGCATCAGATACTGCATCGAGCGAAACGTGAACCTTTTCCGAAAGCCCCATGATGAAGTTCATGTCTTTCTCGGCAGCATCCTGCGGATTCTTTGCGTCCTTCTCCAGACCCTGCAGTAAGATGCGCGTGTTTTGCATCTTGCTCATGGCTTCGATCAGCGGCTGTTGCCATCCGAACAGCATTTCTTTAACGGTTCGAGCAGCGTCGCCAATTTCCCCCAGAAGGAAAATATTGCCTCGCAGCCCTTCGAACAAACCGTTCTCAGAGCGTCCATGACCGCCACCCGAATTACCTCTGCTACCGCCAGAGCCACCGCCAGAGCCACCTACTCGACCGCCACCAAGGATTCTCCCACTCAGTGATTTCTGGCGATCGATGACGGCATCCATCTGGTCACGAACGTTTTTAAGCCCGTCTGCCGCTTTGTCAGTTGTCCCTTTCCAGCGATCTAATACTTTGCTGGTGTTCGACAAACGGCGGTTCAGTGACGATGTGGTGTTACCCATGTCTGAGGCATGGTTTGAGAAGCTTTTGGCAGATTTGCCGGCGTGATCCGCGAAATCAGCGAAATCCAAAAGCTCAGACTGAGCCTTCTTCAGTACAGAAGTCAGCGCACCAACTTTACCGCTGGTCTGATCTACTCTCGTCGAGAAGACGGACAGACTACGGTTGATGGCGGCGATGTTTTCACGGATGGCTCGAAGACTTTGGCTGGCTAGTTCAGTGCCGGCCGCAAAGTCTTCCATTTTGTCCGCGCCTTTACCAAGGGAGACGCTTAGAACTGAAAACGAACGGCCTGTGGCGACGACAGACCGTTCAAGAGAGGACATTTTTTTGGAGTTATTAGAGGCCGTTTTACCGAATGTCTCTAACAAATTTCCCGCGTTTTTAATTGACGTTGAAAACTCCTTGTCATTCAACGTCAATTTAAAATCTACAATATCGGACATTCCCTTATCCTATTTTTCCAAAGATTTCCATTAATTGCTCTTTGGCGTCAGGGTCTGCTTTTGCTTTCGATGGATCGTAGACTTTATCGGTTACGACTGGTCTTCCTATCCGGTATTGCAAACCCTCCATAAACGCCGTAGCGTCTTCCGCCCCCGCCTGAGAAAGCCGTGACACCTGGAATACTCTCAGATCATCCTCGGCTTTTAGGCGGTCTATGTTGCGGCTAAGCATCCAGAAGGTTGCCAGCGGCAGCTTTAGAATCTCTCGCGGCGGAATGGCGTAATAAGCAATAACTCGGCTGAAATAGAATCCGAAGTCTATCGAGACAGTGACGACGCCGGATTCCTCTTCGCGGGAAATTACTTTACGTCTTCTCCGGCCGCGGCTTCGTTCTCTTCCTCTGCCTGTTCCATGGCGAAAGAAAAGATCTGCTGCAGCTGCGGGATGCTCAGACGATTAATCACTTCCTTTGGTACGTCAGGAATGACTTCGGCCACCAGTTCGGCATAAGCTTCAACCTGATCCAGCATTGACATAGCTTCGATGTCTTTGCCTTCAAAGGCTTTTACTTTGGCGAACAGACCGACAGTCATTTCCGCGACGGCATAGGTTTTTCCAGCCACTTTGATTTCTTTTTTCGGCGGAAGAATGGAATCCAGATCCAGTAACTTAGTCATTTCAAAAATCCTTTTAAACAGAGGGTTCTCCTGAACCCTCTTACAGACTGCTATTAAGAAGCAGCGGTTACGGTTACGGTCACTTGTGAAGACACAATTGAGCCGTCCTTAGTGGTAAACGTAATCTTCGCACTACCTGTCGCTACACCCCTCACAACGCCATTGGCGTCGACGGTTGCGATAGCTGGGTTGCTCGAAGTCCATGTCCCACCTTGCTCATCTGCGTTTGACGGGGCAATCGTCTTAGTCAGCGCAGCTGTTGCACCCACTTTGACCGATACTGAAGTCGGCGCGACGGTCACGCCCGTCACTGCTACTTTGGGGCAGAAAGAGTTCCCAAAACGCCGGTATCATCTGGGTACGCATTGAACTCCACAGAGAACACACGAACGTCATCAGACTTATACGCCATGGTGAAGTTACCGCCAGTAGCGGCCTTCGGCAGAGTCAGAATGAAGTCGGTGCCGTCCTGCGGGGTCAGGATCAGCTGCTGCGCTACGTCAACCAGGTTTACACCCTGTGCTGATTTGATGCTCAGAGTTTTGGTGTCGGTGGACATGGTGGAGCCAGGCATCAGATTAACCATGTTCGCCAGCACGCTTTCTGCCAGTGGCACGGTTACTTTGATGTTACGACCCTGAATCAACTCAGAGATCGTGGTTTGCCCCAGCTGGTCTACGGTCACTTTCAGAGTTTCAGTAGAGACTTCTACCTCTACGCCGCCCTTGGTGTAACCGAGATCGGTGCCAGCGAATGAAACCGCACACGCACCTAATTTGATGTTTTTTACATGGGTATTAGCCATTGTTGGTAAACTCCTTTTACCGTTGCTTTGTCATCTTGACAGGAAGTAAGTATATACTTACTAACTTCAATATTACAACATCGAGATGGAGTTTGAATTCAACTTAGACTTTTTGATGTGGGGGTATCTCTCCCCCACGAGGATTTACTTGGATGAGGACTTTTCTTCACGATTCTTGTTGAAGGCTTCAACACCCTTTGAGCAGGCTATTTCATAATCATAGTATCTGCGGTCAATGATCCCGGTGTCAAAGTTATACCGAGGCAAAACTTCGATCATAAAGTCCTTTTTTTCGTCATTAAACTTTGACACTTCAAGCATCAAATCCGAAGAAAACTCGGTTTCAAAATCCTCTCCATGAGCATCTTTGCCCTTCACTTTTCCGCAAACAATATATTCGCCGATAGGGAGCGTTTTCTCAGCGTTAGTGTTGACGAACTTGATATCAGAAAAGGACGCCGACTCCGGGTCTGCCAGCTTCTTCAGTATCGCTTCTTTCGTAAACTCAACAGCCTCATCCTTCATTTTGTCTTCGCCGCAACCGGTGACAAGAAAGGTCACTGAAAGTGTTAATGCGATGAATGTTTTTTTCATTAAAACCACTCCATTTATTTTTCTTTATACTCAATTAGTTCGAGCGGCCAGACAACAAAAATTAAAGGCCGCGCAAAGCGGCCTGAAAGTTACAACATATACCCGGCAAATTCCACAGGAAGCCCAATCTCGAACAGAGCACCATCATTTCGGGGATACACAATCGGGAGTGTCATGGGTCGAAGCATCCTAAAAAAAACACTCTTTGACGTGACATTGTCGACAGGAAACAAATCATTTATCACCTGCATTTTCCTCTGTGCGGCTGATAGAGAAATATCACGCACAACAATCAGCACTGAGTCCATATAGAAGCCGGCAAGTTCATGATCGACTTCAATGCCGCTGGTTGGTGAAGTCACCATCACGGCGCTTTTGGCATCTTGTGGCATTGCATCAGCAAAAATAGTGGAGCCGACTTTGCCAACCCCCATCTTCGCCAAATACAAAGCCAGACCCTCTACAAACATCATCGTCTCCTTATAAACCCTGCTTTCCTGGCTGAGTTTTCTACTATTTCAGGAAACCGCTTTCGAATGTATTCGACGGCTCTTTCCATGTACCGACGCCCGACGTTAACCCGTCGAGTATCTACCGGCCCCTGTGTCATCTGCTTCAGAATAGAACCGGCACCGAGGCTGTATTTGTGCTTTTCCATATAGATCGCATAATCACCAACTGTAGTGCCGGGTTTAACCTTCACCGCCCCACTGCTCTGTCTTGGTCGGCTTTCATCAACCTTCATTTCGATGTGCAAACTGTCGTAACCAGTCTTCACCACGCGAGCAAAAATGGCACTTTCAAGAGATCCGGTTTCCATCGGGGCCATTGCTCTTGCCATTCTCTGAGCGACATTAGCCAGCTTTGCCATTTCAGAAACAAGTACGCGTTTATAGGCTTTCTGGCTGTTACTGAGACGACTCTGGGCCTTCTTCAGATTCAGCGTGTTGATGTTTAAACCCATATATTCGCCCCGACTTCATAATGCCCCGGACGGCCGCGCAACCCCCATCGCTGGTGGATGCTTTCGACTCGCATTTTTTTGCCGTTAACGATAAGCACATCCTCTTTGGCGATCGGCGCCGACAATGGCACGATAAAGACCGCATCAAACAGCGCAATCTCCGCCTTGCCACGGCTTGCGGAACTATCAGCACGAACAGACGTTTTATCGATACTGTCAACGAACGAAACTACGCCCATCTTTATCTGAGCAGCGAACTCGTATTTCGCCTCTCCGTACAAGTCCATACCACCCTTCTTGTACAGAGCACCCTCAACCTGCCAGGCAATATCCATTTGACCCGCCTTACTGTCTGCGAACGATGACGCGGTTATCCATGTACTTCAGCAACATTCTCCACGTCGTTTTGGCGACAATAGAGACAGCGCCTTTACCCTGGCGGTAAGCCATGGTCGTTTCACCAATCGACTCAGAGACGATCCCATCCTCACGCGCACGCTGAATATCACTGCCGCCGGCAATCTCACTGGCTTCATTCACAACGGCCAGAGCAAGTGCGTTCCGAAAGGCTTCTGGAAACTCCATAAAGTCATCGTCGGTCAGCTTATCCCAATCAACAATGTCGGAGGTGTACTGACCAGCCCAGCGGAAAGGCAGAGTCGACGTCTGAAGCATATTCTGAGGGCGATCATAGTCATCCCAATCCATGCCGTAGATCCGACGAATTGAAAACGACATCGACTTAATGCGCTTCGTCGCCTCTATCAGCTGGCGTCGCAAGTCCCCTTCGCCACCGGTTAGCAAACTTCCGCCGTTAAGCATGTCGATCGCCTGCAGCTGCGCTTCGCCAATGGAGATAAACGACTGCTTCGGGACAGACAGCTCAAAACTGCGTAAAACGATGTACTGCTGCTCTTTGGTAATGAAAGCGCCACCTGCATCAACTGACAGCGTAACGCGTCGCAAATCGCGTTCACGCTCACCCAGAGCGTTAATCGCCCCAGGGACAGTGACAGTGACGAACATCTGCCCATCAGAGACAGGGACATCGACGCCGGACGTGACGATATTTCCGCTGGCGTCTTTCACAGAGTAACAGGCTGAGGTAGCGCTCATCACATCGAGAGAAAAGCGTAACGTGACATCATCCCCGTCTTTATAAACGCCAAGCTGCTCCATTACACGCCGCCTTGTGCTTTCAGAATGCCGTCAATCATCTCTACGATGCCTTTGGCCTTCACGCCCATTACCCCACCAATCAAACGCAGACCCGCGATCCCTTCACTATCAGCGACAGCCTCAAGCTCTTCACGCGTGTAGATCTGAACACCAGGCTCGACAGTACCGCGAACGAGATTGGTCACTGGCTCTGCGGCATATTCCTTAACGGCCTCAGCATTAACGGAGTATCGCTCGCTATAAGCGCCAGCTGCCGAAACATTGCGGCCATCAACGGTTTCCGCACGCATCGACGCGCAGATACGCTGCTGATCCACAAACGGTAGCTCTTCGACAGAAACACCATCTTCGAACTGAACGCCACAAAGCAGACCGGTGTATCCCTTAAAGGTCGATTCCAGCAACTTCACTTTTGCACTTTTCATTTTCTATCCCTGAATATGGGCGCCATATGACGCCCTTTTGGTTAAACTTGGACTGTCTCTGGATTGTTTACGGTGATAGCCGCTTCGCCGAATACAGAGCCGTCATTGGCTACCAGACGAATCTTCACACTGCCTTCAGCGATACCCGTCACCAGGCCAGACACATCGACGGTCGCAATGCCGGAATCTTCAGTAACCCAATGGTAAGAACGGTCGGTGGCGTCATCAGGCTTAATAGAGCCTCCCAACTGAACCGTATCACCCACCAGCACAGTCGCCGTCTTCGGGGCAACCGTTACGCTCTGGACGTGAATGACAGCGGCTGCATCGACGTATGGCTTAGACTTGAAACATGCAGTCAGGCGATTCTGGCGATATTCGGTCATCGGCGCGTCAGACACTGATTTGGTAAACGACGTGTTAAACATCGTTCCGGTGAAATTAGCGAACTGCTCGTCCGTGATTTCCATTTTTTGCTCAGGCATATCCTTCCCTCAAAAAAAAAGGGCGGGCGCAAGCCCACCCATTAACTAAGTAAGTATTTACTTACTTATCTGATTAAATCTTAACGCCGCCCAGAGCTGCAATGGCTTTGTCATGCTTGTTAACCAGACCGGTGTACCACTTAACACGGGTACGGGTTGCGTCTTTATCCTGAACGGTGCCGATGGACTCGACAACGATACCGGCATTGTCACCGCCGTAGATACCGGACAGGCCGTTCTCTTCGGACATGTGCAGGCAGTAAATCGGAGCCGCGCCGTCAGTAACCGGGATAAAGTCGTTCACGATGAACGGAATGCCGTTGTGGGTCAGCATCGGACGACCGAAGTTCTCGACCATGATTTCACTCGGGCCGGCGTTCACGGTACGCAGCAGCGCACGGTAAGCACGCAGGTGCTCGGAACGAACCATCAGGCAGTCAGCGCCCAGATCTTTCACAGCATCGACGAGTTCGTCCAGCATGGAGAAGGTCATGGAAGCGTTAGCCGCGATGTGCTGGTCAGCAGCCATCAGCTTAGCAATGCCGTTAAAGGATTTCGGGTTGACGGTTTCATCACCCTGGATCAGATTGCGGCGGAATGCGCGAGCCAGACCTTTAACTTTCGCGCGGATCTGAATTGCCAGCTGGCTGTTGGTGTCATCCATGGTGGTAGCCAGGAATTTATCAACGTCCACATCACCGGCCATAATACGCAGCTTAGCGGTATGCTCGGTGAAGGTCGCCGCGCCTTCCGGGATAACTTCGTTCACGTCGATGAAACCGGCTTCGGACAGAGTCGCTTCGCGGTTATACAGGTACGCTTTGCTGTTCACTTTGAAGAACGGCAGGATTGCGAACAGGTCATCACGGTCGATAATCGTCTCGATTACGCCCTGCTCCAGTTCGTTATTACTCAGCTTTTCAGCTTCTTCACGCAGTAAAGGCATCTTTCATTTCCTTATGATTAAGATGTTTGTTACTTGTTCAATTTACCGATGCCGGCGGTCAACTTATCCAGTGTCGACTTTTTGGTTTCGGTATTTAGTTTCGGTCTGGTGGTAGTTTTGGAATGAGCACCCTGTTTCGATTCACTGCGCAACAGAGAATCAGCCTCCGGGTCAGCACGCAGAATGCGTT